GGGTAATGATATATACGCTGTTAAAACTGATCTAATGGATGATAAAGGCACTATAGGATCATGCGGTTTATTTATTCCAGAACAATGGTCAATGCCTCCACATATAGATGATTATGGTAATTCATTAATTGATCAGGCATTAGAAGCTATAAAAAAAGAAAGAGAACAATGGAAGAAGGATCTTACACCAGAACAGTATCAGCTAAGAATATCACAAAAGCCAATTGATATTGCTGAAGCTTTTGCATATAGAAAAGAAGCTATATTTCCTCAAAGTGTATTATCAAAACAATTAAAGAATATAGAAGATAAACAATATGCTTATGAATTTATAAAATTAGAAAGAGATCAAGAAGGTATTAAGTGGAGTGAAACAAATAAACTACCTATATTAGAATTTCCAGTTGATAAGAAAAGAGAGGATAAAACAGGATCACTAGTTGTTTGGGAGAGACCTGTAAAAAATCCACAATTTAGTATGTATTATGCATCTATTGACCCTGTATCTGAGGGTAAGACAACTACATCAGATTCATTATGTAGTATTTTTGTTTATAAGAATCCTGTAGAGGTAACTAGAGAAACTGCAAATGGCTTAGAAAGATTTACTGAAGGTGATAAAATTGTAGCATCTTGGTGCGGTAGATATGATGATATAAATAAAACACATGAGCAGTTAGAACTTATAATAGAATGGTATAATGCTTGGACTATAGTAGAGAATAACATTTCTCTTTTTATACAACATATGATAGCTAGGAAAAAACAAAAGTATTTAGTTCCTAAGCAACAAATAGTATTTTTAAAAGATCTTGGATCTAATAGTACAGTATATCAAGAATATGGTTGGAAGAATACAGGTACTATATTTAAAAATCATTTAATATCATATGCTATAGAATATATCAGAGAAGCAATAGATGAGGAGTTAGATGATAATGGTGAGGTTATAAAACAAACACTTGGTGTAGAAAGAATACCAGATAAAATGTTACTTACTGAAATGATGCAATATTACCCTGGACTTAACGTAGATAGACTTGTAGCATTTTCTGCACTTGTTGCATTTGCAAAGCTACAACAAGCTAATAGGGGTTATATTAAGCGTAAAGAAAGGGATAAGTCGGTGGATAACTTGGAAAAATCACAAAATTTGTATAAATTAAATATGAGGCCTTTTAAGAACATAGGTAGAGGTAAGAGTATAAAAAAAGGTGGATTTAAGAAGTCTCCGTTTAAAAACATTAGATAATGAATAACTATTGGACAACAACATCAACAGGATTAACTGGATATTGGGTAACATCTTCATCATTTGGTAAACATTCCGTAAATTATATAATCAAAAAGAAAAAATAAAATGAGGGTACTGAATGCCTTACAACTTAAAAAGGGTGCTAAAACTGATAAGAAAGGATATCCTGCGTCTGCCAGTTTATCACAACCTACACAATTTTTATCTGCTAAAAAGAAAACAGATGACTGGTCTGCTTGGAATATAGATTGGCTAGAAGTTCAAGGTATGGATTATCTTAGACATAATGCAAGAAAGCTTCTTAAGAATTATAAATTAGCTAAAGGTATTATTGATAAAAGAGATTATATAGTTGAAGAAGATAATGAATATAAAGACTTAATGGATATATTAACTAAAGAAGATGAGTCTGCTTTAGAATTGAAATTTTATCCTATTATCCCTAATGTTATTAATGTTCTCTCAGGAGAGTTTTCAAAAAGATTTTCTAAAGTTCAATTTAGAGCAGTAGATGATCTATCATATAATGAAATGTTAGAATCAAAAAGAAAGCTAGTAGAAGAAAACTTATTAGCTGATGCAGAGTCTAAACTTATGATGGAGATGATATCTATGGGAGCTGATCCTCAGAGTGAAGAAATGAGAGAAAAATTAGCACCAGAAAATATAAAGTCACTTCCAGAAATAGAAGACTTTTTCTCAAAAGATTATAGAAGTTTAGTAGAAGAATGGGCATCACATCAACAGGTTGTTGATGAAGAGAGATTTAAAATGCAAGAACTTGAAGAAAGAGCATTTAAAGATATGCTTATATGTGATAGAGAGTTTTGGCATTTTAAAATGATGGAAGATGATTATGAAGTAGAGCTTTGGAATCCTGTACTTACATTCTATCAAAAGTCTCCAGATACAAGATATATATCAGATTCTAACTATGCTGGTAAACTTGAAATGATGACTGTAGCTGATGTAATAGATAAATATGGATATCTAATGACAGAAGCCCAGTTACATTCTTTACAAGAAATATATCCTGTAAAAAATGCAAACTATATGGTTGGTGGTAGACAGAATGATGGGTCATACTATGATGCTACTAAATCACACAAGTGGAATACTAATATGCCTTCATTAGCATATAGACAATTTTTAACTGGCTGGGGTGGAAGTGCAACACAAGGTGGTGATATTGTAAATTGGATACTAAATGAAGGTGAAGATATATACAACTGGGGTGAATCTGAAATGCTAAGAGTTGCAACAGTATACTGGAAAACACAAAGAAAAGTAGGACATTTAACCCGTGTATTAGATGATGGTGAAGTAGTAACTAAGATAGTTGATGAAGGTTTTAAGTTAACAGAAAAACCTGTGTACAATACAAATCTATTTAAACAAAAAACAAAAGATAATTTAGTATTTGGTGAGCATATAGATTGGATATGGATTAATGAAGTATGGGGTGGTGTAAAAATAGGACCAAATATACCTGCTACATGGCGTACAGAATCTACAGAAATAAATCCTATATATGTGGGTATAAATGCAAGAAAGCCAGGTAGATTACAATTTCAATTCAAAGGTGATAATTCTTTATATGGATGCAAGTTACCTATTGAGGGTAGAGTATTTTCAGATAGAAATACAAAGTCAACATCTTTAGTTGATTTAATGAAACCATATCAAATAGCTTATAATATGGTTAATAATCAAATAGCGGATATACTTGTAGATGAATTAGGTACTGTTATAATGTTTGATCAAAATTCATTACCAAGACATTCAATGGGTGAGGATTGGGGTAAGAATAATTTAGCTAAAGCATATGTAGCAATGAAGGATTTTGGTATGATGCCATTAGATACTTCAATTACTAATACAGAAAATGCTACAAACTTTAATCATTATCAAACATTAAACTTGGAACAAACAGGTAGATTGATGTCAAGAATACAATTAGCTAATCATTTTAAGAACCAAGCGTTTGAAGCTATTGGTGTTAATCAACAAAGATTGGGTCAAGAAATTTCCAGGCAAACGGCAACTGGTGTACAACAAGCAGTACAAGCTTCTTATTCACAAACAGAAACATATTTTATACAGCATTCAGATAATTTAATGCCTAGAGTACATAAAATGAGAACTGATCTTTCTCAATATTATCATAGTAATGTGCCTAGTGTAAGATTAAATTATATATCAAGTAATGCTGAAAAAGTAAATTTCCAAATAAATGGTACAGATTTATTGATGAGAGATTTTAATATTTTCTGTACAACAAGAACAAATCATAGAGCTATATTAGATCAATTAAAACAATTAGCAATGACTAATAACACATCAGGTGCTAGTATTTATGATCTTGGAAATATAATCAAAGCAGATTCAATTGCAGAAGTATCTGATATACTTAAAGATTCTGAAGCTAAACAACAACAGCAACAACAAGCACAAATGCAATCTCAAGAGAAAATGCAACAAGAACAAATTGCAGCTCAAAAAGAACAGCAAGAAGCAGAAAGAGCATTTAGAGTAGAAGAAGCAGAGAAAGAAAGACAAAAAGATCTTATGGTTGCTGAGATACGTGCAGCTGGCTATGGAGCACAAACAGATCTTGATCAAAATCAGATGAGTGACTTTAGAGATAGCATGAAAGAGATAAGACAAACTGAGCAATATAGAGAGCAAATGGACTTTAAAAAGGATGAATCTTTAAGAAGACAATCTTTAGATAATCAAAAAATGGAAATAGAAAGAGAAAAGATGATGAATCAAAGAGATATTGCAAATACACAATTAGAAATTGCTAGGGAAAATAAAAATAAATATGATGATCCTAAACCAAAAGAAAGGAAAAAGGGAGGAGAAAAATAAACTTAGCTATATACTAGCATAAATTTAAAATTTTAAAAAAATTTTTTAGGTTTATTAAAAATATTATATTTATATTATATATGTATAACTATTAAAACCAATTTGTTATGGCTGATAAAACCGTTGAAACCAAAGTTGAACAAGTAGATGTCAACATAGATGAAATATTTTCTGGAGCACCTGGAGGAGACTCTATAACACTACCAGAAGAAGAAAAGAAACCAAACATATTTAGCAGAAAGGAACCAGTAGATATGGGTTTTGTTGATGAACCTGCTAAAGAAGAAAAAGAAGAAGAAGTTAAGGAGGAAGTAGAAGAAGAAGTAGAGAGTAAAGAAGAAGCTCCTAAAGAAGAAAAAAAGATAGAACCTAAAGAAGAAGTTGATGTTGATGCGGTTTTAGGTTTAAAAGAAGAAACGGAAGAGGCTGAAACAAAAAAGCCTGGAAGAAAGAAAATAGAAGGAATAGCTGATGTATTTTCAAAGCTTATAAAAGAAGAAAAGATATTAGGTTTTGATGATGAAAAAGATTTAAATGAATATTCGGCTAAAGATTGGGAAGAATTAATTCATGCTAATTTGCAAGAAAAAGCAAATCAAGCAAGAAGAGAAACTCCTCAAAAGTTCTTTGAAAGTTTGCCACAAGAGCTTCAGTTAGCAGCAAGATATGTTGCTGATGGAGGTACAGACCTTAAAGGTTTATTTAGAACTTTATCACAAGTTGAAGAAACTAAAGATTTAGATCCAAAAACTGAAAAGGGACAAGAAACAATAATTAGAGAATATCTAACTGCAACAGGTTATGGTGATGCTGAAGAGATAAATGAAGAAATAGAAGTTTGGAAAGATTTAGGAAAATTACAAAAACAAGCTAATAAGTTTAAACCTAAGTTAGATAAAATGCAAGAGAAGGTTGTTGAGAAGAAATTAAAGGAGCAAGAGTTAAAAAAGAAACAACAACAACAAGCATCTCAAAATTATATGAAAAACGTTTATGATACGTTAAAAGGTGGAAAGGTAGGAGAGACAAAGATAGATAGAAAAACACAATCTTTGTTATATAACGGTTTAGTTAATCCAGCATATCCATCTATAACAGGTCAAAATACAAACCTGTTAGGACACTTGTTAGAGAAGTACCAGTTTGTTGAACCAAACTATCCTTTAATAGCAGAAGCATTATGGTTGTTAGCAGATCCAAAAGGATTTAAAAATAAATTAATGCAAAAGGGTGAGGTTAAAGCAGTAGAAAAAACAGTTAGAAAATTAAAGACTGCTCAAGCTCAAAAAGGAAATGCTTCAACAGGTATTGTAGAAAAAGAAAGCACACGGTCAGCTTCAAGAAAGAAGTTGCCGAGACAACAAAATATATTTAAGAGGTTTTAATATATTAATTAATTAGTAATAACAAATAAAAATAAGTTTAAATTATGGCAACTCCAGTTTTAAATAATGGCTTGTTTCTCAGGGATACAAACTATAATGCGAGTTCACATGTTGATTCTTATCACTTAACTCAAATGCTTGGTTCTACTGAACCAATGGATATGGGTCCTATTGATATTTGGGCTATGGCTCAAAAGGTAGAAATGCCTTTATATCAATTAGCGTCATTTGGTGGAAAGAATACAATCATGGTGGATAACGCACGTGGTGAGTATAAATGGCAAACGGCTGTTAATCAAGATTTGCCCTACGTAGTAAAAGATTTAGAATCTGGTGCTGTAGGTGCAGATGGTTTAAAGTTCACCATAATGTTCAACAAACGTGAGTTTGGACATGGTGATATAATTACTTATGACAAGTACAATGGTGTAGAGCTTTACATTACTGCTGATGATATAGTACCAGCAGGTGATGGATTTATCTATACTGTTCAACTTGTTAATAATTCAAATACTGCTACGTTAGCTGCTAAATACCGAACTGTAGGTACTAAGTACTTCAGAAAAGGTTCAGCACGTGGTGAGTATGGTGAAAGATTCTCAGATCTTACAACTCAACATGGTTTTAGAGAATTCTATAACTTTGTTGGTGGAGCGGAAGCACATGTTCACTATTCTATTTCTTCTAGAGCAGACTTAATGCTTAAAGGAGGAATGAATGCTGATGGTACTGTTCCTGTTACAGAGATTTGGAGATCTTTTGATAAAAACATTGATCCTTCTGTTTCTTCATTAGAAAGTATGGTTGAGATTATGGGTAAAGACTATGTAAAGAGAGCATTTGATAATGGTAATCTTTCTAGAACTTTCCTTACTAATCTAGAAGCTTCACATCTTTCTAAGGTTGCTTCTGACATTGAGACATACTTAATGTGGGGACATGGAGGTAGAGTGAAACAAGATGGACCGGATGACATTAGAATGTCTGTTGGTCTTTGGAAGCAATTAGATAATTCATACAAACGTGTTTATAATAAAGGAAGCTTTAGCTTAGATATGTTTAAGAATGAGTTATATAATTTCTACCAAGGTAAAGTTGAATTAGAAGGACCAGATCCAAAGCGTACAATTGTTGTACAAACTGGTATTGGTGGTATGCAAATGGTTAACAAAGCTATCTCTTCTGATGTAACTAATTCACTTGGATCTAACTATGTTATTAATGCTGAGCAGAACGGTATTGTTACAGGTTCTGGAATGGACTTAGGATATGGATTTGCGTTCACATCTTTTGTAATTCCATTCTTAGCAAACTGTCAGTTTGTTCTGAATCCTGCATTTGATAACTTACATACTAATGATATTGAGAATCCAATGGTAGACGGACGTCCATTAAGTTCTTATTCATTTATAATCTTTGATGTAACTGATGAAGGTAATGACAATATTCACTTATTGAAACTTTCATGGGATAATCAATTAAAGTGGTTCTATCAAAATGGAACTATGGATTATATGGGAAGAACTCAAGGATTTGCTTCTTCTGGTAACTTCAATGGGTATAGAGTTTATATGACTCAAACCATGCCTGCTGTATGGGTAAAAGACCCGACTAAAGTCTTGAAGATTGTTATGAAGAATCCAGTTACTGGAGGTTCATTCTAATATGTACTGAATTTGAAAGGGGGATCTTAGTATCCCTCTTTTAAATTTTAATAAACTAATAATAATTAAAAACCTTTTAAAATGGCAAAGAAAAAAACTAAAACTAAAGATGTAGAAGCTGTACAATCAATTGAAGAAGTTATAGAAACAGTTGAGCAAAAAGAAACAGTTGAACAAAAAGAAACAAGAGCTACAACTCTTATGGAAAAATATGGTTTGGATAAAGAACAAACCATTGCAATAAGACCTTATTTTGATCCTAATTTTGAAAACATGGGATTAGAAAATTATGGGATGACACTACATGAAGGTGTTTATCACGTTGAAGAAATGTCTTGTTTAGAAATAAATGGAGTAAAGAGATACGTAACAGGTCTTAATGAGTTTGCTCCAGAAGTAAAAATGCTACCTCCTAAAGAAAGAGAAGCAAGAGTAGGACAGATAAGAGGTGCTGTAGCACAGTTAGAAGCTGAGTTAGCATCTAACATTATAGATCCAAAGGATCCTGATTTTTGGAATAATGTAAGATTACTTAAACCAGATAATGATACTCTTTGGAGTAAGATTACCTTAAAGTTAAGTAACGAACCTGTTTACTTAGATCCTAAAACAGATCCTTATGATTTAATAAAAATATTTAGTATTCAGGCTGGAGGTTTTTCAATGGTTGCTAAAAATTTAAATGAAGCAAAGACAGATGATAAAAAGAAATTTTATCTTGACAAAATTGAAGAAACTGCAAATACTAGAACTGAAGGTACTAAATTAAGAAATAGAGCACTAGCTGCATTACAAAACTTGTATGATACAAATCCTACAAAAATGTTTTATGTAGCTAAAGTTATAGATGTTGGTAGTACACAGTATGTTCATTCAACACCAAATGATATAATATATGAAAACATGGATGATTATATTATAGGACAAGGTCAAGAAAGAAATTCTGAGACAGCCGCTAAGAACTTTTTAAAAGTTTCTAGAGACAATTTGCAAACATTAAAAATTACAGCATTAGTTAAAGATGCTAATTTTTATAACTTTTTAACTAGTGAACAAGGCTTTATTAAGGATGCTATGAGTGGTACTAAGTTGGGTAGAACAACTGAACAAGTTATTGAATATTTAATGGATCCTTTAAATGAAGAGATATTAAATAATTTATTAATGAAAGTTGAAAAATATTGGAATAGCTAATGTTTATAAAAGTTGAAAAAAGTAATACAGAAATGTATATGCTAGATGTAGAAAGGCTATTACAAATTAATAGTCTTTCTAGAACTAGTATAGATTTAATATTTAATGATGCTTCTACACCTGCAACAAATGCTGTTATAGTTATTCAATTAACAATAACAGCGGATACACGGGATGAAGTAATTAAATGTATAAATACAAATATTGTTAAATCTGCAAAAGAATTTGATTTTCAATATGCATTATGGGATTATAATGATGATTCAAGTAGATGTCCTCATATAACAGATATAACTGTAAGTAAAAAATATAAATAATGGATAATAATACTTTACAACTTAAGATAAAACAACGTTTAAATAAGCTAGCTAGTTTTGATTTTGATAATTTAGAGTGTTGGCAAATGATTGAAGCTTTTAATAAAGCTCAAGTATCTTGGTGTAGAAGACAGTTACATGGTACTAATACACGTGGTGCTGGTGATGAAGCATCTAAAAGGAGAGTTGATGATCTAGAAATATTACTTGTTCATGAACAAATGAATGGTAATGATGTACAATATGTACCAGTTCCAGTTAATCCTGGAAATCCAAATGAAGGAACTACAAGTGAATTTGGATATTATGAAGTTGATATAGCAGAAATATATGATAATACTTATTTAGAGTTTAAAAGGATTAAGTGTGAAGCTTTTAATGATTGTTGTGGTAAAGGTTTACCTGTTAATGATGAACCAGAGGTTGATCGTCCACCACCACCACCTCCTCCTCCTCCTCATGAACTTTATGATCCTTCTACTAATCCAGAAGGAGTTTTAGGATATGCAGGAGATAGATCTATGACAGTATATTTAACAGAAGTTGCTAATATAGATTTAATACTTAGAGATCCATTGAAGAGACCTGATTTTGAATGGGGTGAAACTGTAGTAACATTACAAAATAAAAAGTTAAGAGTATGGAGAAGAGATTTTGAAATAGCTACTCCTATAACTTTTATATATTATAGAAAGCCTAGATATATTGAAATAGATGGTTGTATTGATCCTTATACTGGTGAACAATCTTTAGAAAATATTGAATGTGAATTTAAGGATGATATTGTAGAAGTTTTAATTGATGACACTTGTGCTATAATAGCTGGTGATATTTCAGATGGAAATCAGTTTGCTAGAGGTGAAAATCAATCAGAGAAAAATAATTAATATGCTAGAATTTATTAAGCATGCATTTGGATTATGTGGTGAACCACACCTAAATGTTATAACTATTTTAATAAGTACACCTATTATAGGGTATTTTATTTATTATATAAAGAAGTTTATAGTTTGATAATTTTTTGTATATTATATATATAGAAACCAAATTGTTTTATTTATTAATTTTAAAAAATTTAAGTTATGGGTTATTTTAATCACGCTTATCAAAAAGCGTTTTATATGGCAGACCATATAGTAGATAATACTAAAGGTCCTGCTGACTTGACTACTGCAGGTGATCTTGCATTAATCAATGTTGATACTTATACTGACATATCTGCTGCTGCTACAATTGCTGCTTACAAATGTATACCTGGTGCTACAGAAATATCTGAGTTAACAGGAGCATACATTGCTGCTGCTGATTTACCAGGTGGTGCAGATGAAAGTGGTTACTTTCAAGGATCACCAAAGAAATTTTTAATTGCTCAAGGTTCATTTAGAAATGCATCTTCTGCAACAGTTAAAGATATTTTAGGTGGCAATCCTTTACACGGTGGTTATTTAGAGTCAGTTAAGTCTAAAGATATTCAGTTTAGACATATTAATATGATGAAAGAAATTAACGGTAATGTTGGTACTTCACAAGTTGCAGAAATTGTTGTAATGTCTGCTGCTAACAATACAAGTTGTTTTCCTTGTGGATCTAGTCCACAATTACGTATTGACATCAAAGGTGCTGATGCACTAAGATTGTTAGGGCATAATGCTTACAGAAATGTAATGTTTAGTGCTAAATGTGATTGTTGTAATGCTGCAGGTGGTGGTACAGCTGCTAATGCTTACTTGGATGTTAAGAAAGTAGTTAATGAATGGGCAAAAGAAATTGCTAGAGATCCAATTTTATCAAAAATGATAGATACAACTCAAGCAGACTTTTTCTCAGTAACAACAAACACTGGTGGTGCTTGGACAGATTATGCAATTAGTACAGCTAATAATACAGCTACATCTGCATATGATTCTGTAGCATGTGAAACTGCTTGGGATGCAGCTGATGGTGCAAGACTAAAGTTATACATGGGTGTTGTAGATACTACATTTGGAACATGTTCATTTGATACTAGAGACTGGTCTAATGTTGAACCATTATTAGTACACGCTGATATTCTTGATGATTCAGGAGATACTTGTGATATTTGTGAAAATGAAGAAATATTACTAACAGGTGATACTGTAAACAATGGTGTTGATCCAACTGCTAATGGTAAACTATTATTTAGATATAATGGTACTGCTACTGGTGGTGATCCAGCTACTGAGTCTGTTGCTCCTGTTCAAGAAATGGGTAATGGTGTTAAAGCATTGAATGACATTCTATTAACTGAAAATTATAGACAGAATCCATTTAGCCAAGGTGCTAGTAATTCTTCTAGAATTAGAGAGATAGAAGGTTCTAAAGATGTTTTAGACACATTTAGTTCAACTGCAAATTATTATCAGTTTAAACTACAGCACGTTGTGCCAAGGTTTAACAATCCTTCTGGTATGTTTGATAATGATCAATATTTGTATACTATCTATGCATTAGATGGTAATGCTGCAGATATTGGAACATTATCTGACATGTTTGATAGGATTGCGTTGCACGCGGGTGTAACCAATGAGACTGTATAATACTTAGTGTTCTTATACTTAAGAAGGGGTAGAGTAAATTCTACCCCTTTTTTATTTCTATATAGTTAATATTTTTTGTATATTATCTATATAGATTTATATAAATAACAGATATAATGGCCGCTGAACATATATTAAGCTTAGAAATTCCTTTAGTTGCAAACAAAAAAATATTTACTATTTCTGATACAAGTAGTTATGCAAGTGCTATGGGTGTTAATGATCCAGAGTTACTAATATTACCTCCTGGTTTTAGTTCTCCTGCATCAATCATGGTTGGTGCTGGTTTCAATATAAACTTTGATGCTTGTGATTTAGGATTACAAACTCAAAATTGTGATACACAACAAGATGATCTTCCTGATGGAATATATGTTGTTAGATATAGAGTACAACCACATGATAAAGCTTATGTTGAATATAATCATTTAAGAGTAAGTAATATTCTAGCTAAGTATTATGATAAGTTATGTCAGCTAGATATAACTCCTTGTGAACCTACATCTGATAAAAAGTTTATGATATCTGAATTAAAGTATGTTAGAACTATGATAGATGCAGCAATAGCAAAAGTAGAATATTGTCATAGTCCTATGGAAGGAATGAATCTATATAATTTTGCTTTAAAGAAATTAAATAAAATAACTTGTGATTCTTGTTGTAAATAATAATGGCTTCTACTGATCAAAATATAATAAAGAAAATAGAAATTAATCAAAAATTTGCTGATTACGTTTATAAAGATTTTTCTGCCAGAAGGTTTGGAATAACTTCTTGTTGTAGTTTGGATCAATTAGAAAGTGCTATTATAAAAAAGGAACTGTGTGATTGGCAGGATCTCAAGGAGTAAACAACTTGGTTGTTAATAAATAAAATTGTATATTATAGTATATACTAAATTAAACTAGTTTAAAAGAAATAAGTATGATACCTAGTAATACTGGATCAAATTCTAATAGTGGGTGTACGCCCATATCTTCAAATTGTGTAATTTGGCAAGGACCTAATATATCTTGTTTAGATCTTTGCACAGGTGATACCATTAGTGTAGTAATTGCAACATTAGCAGAGAAAATATGTGATATTATACAGGGTGCTGTTAATATAGAGATAGGTGATATAGATGGTCAATGTGTGGTTGATGATATTTTAAATCAAAATATTGACTTTGAAAATGGTGGTATAACTGCATGGATCCAAGGTATTATAAATGTTCTTTGTTCTCATGGTCCTCATGGGGGTGGAGGTGTAGATGAAGATCATGATCATCCTCATGAACATGATCCTGTATCATTACCTGTTCCTAAATGTATTCAATCTTATCTTCCTGGTGGTACAACTACAATGCCTCTTACAGGAGTTAGTATTGCATTACAGAACGGAGGTAATGCAGCTTTTTTAGCTGCTTTAGATGGGACACCTTCTGATGGTGTAGTTACTGGTTGGGGTGAATTAATTGGAAATGCTATTTGTTATATACTTGACTTTTGTTGTCATAGTAGTGTATTACCTGATGGTATGGGTGGCGGAGGATTATCAAGTGGTAATGTAAGAGGTTTAGCTTCTAGAGTAAGAAAGTTAGAACAACAACCTGCTACTGTATATGTACCACCTAAAGTTACTCCTAAATATGTAACTAATAATGTAGGTAAAGCTCAAGATATGAATGTAGTATTAACTGCATTAGAAAATGAGTTTGGTATATTAAGAAAAGCAACAGGTTTAGCGGGTGCTATAAGAGAAGCTATTAAGAGACAACCTATTGCATTAAACGTAGAAGGAAGATTAAATGGAACAGGAACCATGTCTGCATTACCTGGATGGTATACACAACCAGCTACATTAGGAGAGTCTTTATCAAATTTATGGCTTACTACTACAGACATGAGAAATGCTATTAAAGATTTACAAAAAAATTCAACTAAGACACATTGTAGTGATATTGTATTTGATTACAAAGCTTCTTTAGTTAAAAGTGGAGGTGGTACTGTAACAGGTATTAAATTAGATTTTACAGGATTAAGTGTACCTTCTACTTTTTCAGATATAGGTACAGGTTCACTAATTACAATCAAAGATGCTTCTTTAAATTCTAAGACAACATATTTACAAACACACACTTACCAAAATACACAAGATGGATATACTATTGATATTGGAAATTTAAGTGTTACAGAAAATTATGAAATAACGGTAGATTTTGCTTTTTCTGACGGGGCTTCAGAATGTGCTAAAAGTGTTGTAGTTGCATTAGCAAATAATGTAGCATTTCCTACTATTGCATTTAGTGATCAAACAACTTCTAGTTTTAGATATACAGCAAGTGGAATAAGCACTACTGCTGGTTATACAGTTCAAATAATAACAGAGTCACTTACAGGTGGTCAAGTTCAAGTTGATACTTATTCAAATCCTGGTGCTAGTGTAACAGCTGTAGTAAAAGGATTAGTAGCTGGTCAAACATATAATGTATTTAGTAGATTAACAGGATCAGGTTGTTCTGTAGCAAATGATTCTACAAAAAGTTCTGTTTCTACATTAACAGCAACATGTACAAGTGTTAAAGTAATATCTGCTGATTATAAGACTGCAACTACAGATGTAAGATCTGGCGCATCAGTTTTAAGTTTATTATGTTATAATGATAGTGTAAATACAACATATACAGTTGCTACATTTGATGATGATAATAATCCTATTGTTTATAAAGCAACAACAGTATTAAGTGGAATAACATGTGCTCCAGCATCTGGTGCTCAAACTGTTGGTGGTAATGCAATATCTATAGATCCCACATACATGTTAACATGTGGATCAACAGTATATCCTGCAACTGGATTTAGCACAACTACACCTGGAGGTTGGAGATATGTAGATACAATACAAGGACCTGATGCTGTATCTTATTATGTATATGCATTATATGATGAAACAAATAAAGAAATTGATGAAGTAGTATTTTGTTGTGATTGTTCAGGTTTAACTGCTATACCAGCTTCTGAAGGGGACACAATATACTGTAAAACAGGAGGTTCAAGAACAACACAACTCGGATTAAGAGGTTATACAGGGGGTGCAACATCTCCAACATGGACTAGAGTTTCAGAACCTTTATATGGAACATTAACATATAATTCAGCTCAAAGCACAAGTACTGATGGATCATGGACATATACAAATACACAAACAGATGATACAGCTTGGACTGGAGATTCATTTACATTAAGAGCAACTAATGATTGTGGTACAACTGCTGATTATATTATATCAGTTCAAAAATCTGAAATACTTCCATTTAGAGATACTAATATGTTTGTATTTGTAGATACAACTTCTTTTACATCTACAGAAGGTGATGCTATAAAAACACAGTTTGAGGCTGCTAAAACACAATTAGCAATTAATTGTCCTACTTGGACTGGTACTATTTATTATATTCCAATTAATGGAAGTAATGCTGGAGACTATTTAAAAATACCAAAGGCATTAATTGATATGCATAATGGAGCTTCAGGTAGTGTGACAGTTGAAACACATGCTGATTGGAATTCATTTAAATCATTACCTCCTTATTGGGTTGCTGCTACAAAGTCTGATACACCATCTTCTGCAGTAACATGGGTATTTACTAATACAACTTCTTTAAATGGTAATTATGGTAATGCTTTATTATCAGATGGAACAACGTTTGCTCCTACATCAACTTATTTAGCTGATTACGAAGCATTGCAAGATATTAAGAATGCTACTACTAATTCAACATGGGGAGGTTCTAACATGCCAGGATTTAGACAATTTGGTACAACTACAGCTGCTGACTTTAATTATGTTCAAATTTTAGTTCCTAAACTTACAGGATCTACAAATGAAAGTGCAGCAACAGTATTACAAATGGCAACTGCATTATTAGGTAAGAATGTATTACTTGCAGAATATAATGGTATAAAAGCAGGAAAAATAAAATTCCCAGTAAATCTTAAACCTTATATACTTGATGGAACTGCACCTGCTATACAACCTTATTCAGGCAATACATCAGCAGGAACAGCAATAGTTGGTTTAACAACTTTAAAATTTACTACAAACTTTACATTTGAACAAGATGATTCATTTAGTTCTAATATGATTTTAGATATAATTGGTAATGGACCAAATCTATTTAACAATGGTTATGTATTAGATTGTCCTCCAGCTGATGCGCCTTGTAAAGTTATGACAAGTGATACAGGATCTACTGTATGGCGTTATAGTGCTTCAGGTGCTTCACATGCTTGTAGTAGTCCTAGTGCAACAATAGAGATATGGAACTCAACAGGTAATGTATTTGGAACAGGACTTGCATTTAAAAATCAAGGAGGATGTTGTACAAATACAGCAGCTCAAGAAATAGATACAGGATATTATGCAGCTGATACTGGAGCTTCAGGTAAAACAGTAGCTTTATATACAAAAACAGTAGGATGGAGTGGAACAACAACTTGTCCTTAATAATTAAATAATAAAGAAATGGCACATTGTAATAATTGCAAAACACATATAACACCAGCTGGTTGCGGATGTAACACAGGCAGTTTAAGTATATCTCCAGAATATCTTAATAGTGCTCATCATTGTGATCTTCCAACTGATTGTTGTGAAGATGTGCAATGTTTAGAATGTGTTACAGATTGTCAATTAAGTAATCAATATTCAGTTGATTATGCTAATTCTACATTTAGTGTATTTAAAGGAGAATCATTAGATAGTATAGTGCAAAAATTAATGTTATGGAGTAATCCTACTAATCAAGCACTATGGAATTATATGGTTCCTTTATTTTATTTAAAAGGTGTTACTAGTACAAGTGTTACTTTAAGATGGGGTAATTTATTAATTAATCCTGATTCTGAAGATGGTAATCCTTATATTGAAACTATAACTGTTCAATATAAAAATGCAGAAGGTGATCCACCTATTGACTGGACTCTTGTAAATGCAGATGCTTTAGATGCAGCAACAGTTTCAGAATTTACAGTTACAAATGTAATGGTTACATTAAATCCAGGATCAACATATAAGTTTAGATTAATGGCTAACTATGCTGGGGATAATCAAGATTCTGCATCAGTTGATTTATATGTGACAATACCTACAGAATAGCGAGAAGTGGAGGTTTTTTGTTGGTTTTAACTCTACCACACGCTTTGAACCCTAGATATCAATCTGGGGTTCTTTTTTTTATTAACAATTTTTTATATATTAGCAACACTAATTAATATAGCTATCTTATGAATTTAAAACAAAAAGTGAAAAATGCACTTAAATGGAAAAAAAATACAGAGTATTGCGCAGAAAGATTAGGGATAACAGAAGAAGAGTTTGACAAAATAAAAAAAGAAATATATGCAGAAGAAAGAGAAAAAAGAAAAGAAGAAAGAGACATGGGATATGTTACAGATGATTGTACATCATCATATGACATTGAAAAAGGTCAAGGAAAAGTTACTGGAATATCACATACAGAACCTAAATCAGCAGAAGAAATTATACAACTATTAAATATTGATACAACAAAATGGAAGTTGTCACAATATTGGAATAAACAAATGTCAGATCACTGGCGAATATCAGCACTAATAACAAAGCTTAAAAATGATGATACAGCTCATATAGAGCAATTACTTGAGAATTGGCAACCTAAAACTTTTAAACCAGTTAAAAGAATTAAAAGCTCAAGTAAGAAAGATGTTTGTGCTATACTATCATTACAAGATATTCATTTTGGTAAGCAAGGTAATGAAACCATAGATAAAGATTTTGAAGAAACTATTATGGATCTTGTAGAAAGAGCACACTCAGGTCATAACTTAAAAAAGATATTTTATATTGTAGGAGGTGATTTAATGAATATGGATACATGGGCAGGTACTACTACTAGTGGAACTCCATTAGATAATTGCTCAACAGCTACAGATGCATATATACAAGCTTTTAATGCTTTACATTGGAGTATTAATTTTATAAAACAATATTGTGATCAATTGCAAGTTGTATATATACCAGGTAATCATGATAGATTATCTTCATTTCATTTAGCCCATGCTTTATCTAAATCTATAAATGACTCTAATATACTTTGGGATACTACATATCTTGAAAGAAAAGTATATACTTGGGGTGATAACTTTTTTGCATTTGAACACGGAGATGTAAATACTAAAAATTCACTTTTACTTTATGCTACGGAGTTTGCACAACAATGGGGTACTACAGCAAATAGAACTTTATTTACAGGTCATTTACATCATAAAAAGAAAGTAGAATATATAACTACAAATGAACGTACAGGTTTTATGTTAAAGATATTACCAAGCCTTTCTAGAACAGACTATTGGCACTATCATAACAAATTTGTTGGATCTAAACGTTCAGGTGTTATAGAACTTCATGATTACACTAAAGGTAATATATGTGAATTAACATATTCACCAGATTAATCTATCTGTTATAAAACTTTTATTAATCCTCTTTTTTTTGTAAATTATAATGTATAGTAATATGATAAGTAATTTTAAAGCTCCAGATTTAAACAAACCTAGATACAGAGAAAAAACTTTAAGTTTATTAAATGTGGATCTTATTAATGATTTTAAAGAAAAGTATCCTATATATAGAAATATAGATAATACAAAACTTAAAAATATTATTAAGTTATATAATGAGAAACTTTGGAAAGAGGTAATTAATAATAGGAATGGTGTAGAATTACCAGATTCTTTAGGTTATTTATTTATTGGTACTTGTCCATCTTCTAAAAGTGTTAATACAAATTATGCACTTTCAAAACAGTATGGTAAAGTATTACAAAATAAAAATTGGGAAACTGACGGGAAGATTGCTAAAATATTTTATACAAACTATTCTACTAAATATAGATTTAGGAATAGAGAATTATGGCAGTTTACTGCAGTTAGACAATTTAAAAGATCTGTAGCTCAAGAGTATCCGAAACAATGGAATAAGTACATTATTATGGAGAACAAAAAGAGAGTAGCAGAGATGTATAAAAATAAAAAATAAATAATATGACAACCATAGGTGATGTTGTATCTAGAGTTAGAAATCAAGTAAAAGCAGAAATAGAAGATGCTTTTGTAACTGATAGATATTTATATAGTTTAATTCTAAAGTCAGCACAGGTTTTAATGAGAAGACAAGACAATGCTAATAAACTAATGAAATTTAATAGCATCTGGCAAACACTACCCTATGTAGAATTAGAGGAAGTAGATAAAATAGAAGCAGGTTGTAGTGGCATGAAAAGTGGTTGTACTATAATGAGAAGTAAACTTAAACTTCCAATATTTATGGAAGGTTATTGGGGACCGTTGATTAGAACAGTATCTTCTATAGATGGTTCTATAGAGCTTAGTCCCACACAACCTGGTACATATACTTCTATGTCAAAAACTACATCATTTAAATATAATAAGACAAAATATTTTTGGTGGTTAAATGGATATATGTATCTGCCTAATGTAGATTGGGAAGCAATAAAAGTTGAAGGTGTATTTGAAGGTGATATATCAAAATGGAATTGTGAGGAAGAAGACAACTGTATGCCTAGGTATAAACAACAGTTTTATGTACCAGAATTTTTATTTGCAGAAATAGAACAGCAAGTAATTCAACAATTAATGATGACACTGAAAGTTCCTTCAGAGGATTCAGATAACAAACAAAATGTAAATAGATAATGGGAGATAGTGTATCACATAAATATAGAACTTTTAATCAACTACTGGAGGATGTAAGTATTGATTTCCGTACATATGCTTTAGAAGGTATGATAGAACCTCAGCAATTAATTAAAGTTGCAACTAGAGTTAATTATGATCTTGGATTAAAAATACATAGAACAAAAGAAGAAGTTATAGATGTTGATCATTTTAAATCTAAACTTCCAGATGATTTTGCATATTTAAACTATGCATGGGTTTGTGGAGAATATAAAGTATCTAATACACCACCATCTGGTACACATGTAGATACTACACATAAACAATATGTACCAAATCCTGATGGAGGTGATATAGGACCTTGTGATGATCCTACATGTAAAGATGTGTGTACTGTACAAAAATGTGATAATCAAGATGGATATATGGTTATACAGTATACAGGTGGAGAACAATATAGAACATTTACAGAGTTTTTTCCATTAAGAATAAAACATAATAATTCTGTAGTTTGTGATTGTCCTAATTTAAGTGTACAGTCAGCAGATATAGCACAAGTTAAAGATGGCTATTTATTAACTAATTTTGAATGTGGTAAAATTTATTTAAGTTATCAAGGAGCTATGGAAGATACAGAAGGTAATCTATTGGTATTAGATCATCCTTATTGTAATGAGTATTATGAATATGCACTAAAACAAAGAATTCTTGAAAACATGTTATTTAATGGTGAGCAAGTTTCTCAACAATTAGGATTAATTGAGCAAAAGCTTAGAGCTGCTAGGAATACTGCATTAGGTTTTGTTAATACTGGTAACTTTAAAGATTTCCAAAAGATTTGGGAAACAAATAGAAAAGCACAGTATCATAATTATTATAATATGTTTAAAAGTCATCCAACACTAAGATAAAGTATTATGTCAAATAAACAGAAAGGCCATATACCAAAGCCCCCACAGTTTCAAAATACTTCTAATAAAGATACAAGGATCTTTGTTAAAGGTATGCAGAAAGATTTGGACCCTACTGTTTTAGGTAAAGATGTTTGGACACATTGTATAAATTGCATTAATAATACAAAAGCTGGTGATGCGGGTACAGTTTCTAATGAACAAGGAAATAAAATATGTGCAGAAATTCCTTACACTGTAATAGGTGGTATTCATTTATATGGTGATAAATGGGTTATATATTCTACAGATGATGAAGCAAGTGAGATAGGTTTATTTGATGATAGTCAATGTACTTATGAAGCTATTGTAAATGATCCATGTTTAAGTTTTGATAAACGTTATTTAATTACAGGAGCGTCTAAAGAGAATTTTGATTGTTCTTGGCAAGTATATTGGGATGATGGTTTAAATCCTTCTAGAACGCTTAATTTGGATAATATACCATACATGCAGCAGGTAGCTAATGAAGGAGAAGATTGTGTAGAGTATGAAAACATATTACCATTACAATTAGATTGTGAAAGAATTAGATTAGCACCTTTAATTGAAACACCAACCGTAGTATTAGAAAAATCTAAAACAGGTGGTAAACTTCCTAATGGTTCTTATCAAGCATTTATTGCTTATGCTGTAAATGAAAATAAAATTGGAGATTATTATACTTCTAATGTTCAAGCACTATTTGATCATGAGAGTCCATCTTCTGCTTTAAATATTAAACTTACAAATTTAGATACAAGATTTGAAGGTTTTAGATTAGTTATACTTTCAAATAATCAAGGTGTTCAAAAAGCTAAAGATATTGGGTATTATAGTACAGAGCAAGATTTTATTACTATAGGTAACTTAGAAGATATTGGTATAACTGTACCAAAAGAACGTTTGCCAGAATATAACCCTGTTATAGAGAGATCTGATAAGATGTTTGTAGTAAATGAATATTTAGTTAGAACAGGTCCTAGAGAAAATTTTAATTTTAATTATCAATGTTTAGCAAATAAAATAAAAACACGTTGGGTTTCTGTAGAATATCCTGCAGATTATTATAGACAAGGAGGTCATAATCCTACGTTTATGAGAGATGAGCAGTATGCATTTTTTATACGTTGGATATATAATACAGGTGATAAATCAAGATCTTATCATATACCCGGACGTGAAGCTACAGAAGATGATCTTGTAGGTCCTCCAGCAAGTGAGGTATTGAATGCATATACAGAAGATAGTTATTGGCAAGTTGCTAATACGGCTTATTACAATGCTGCACTTGATGTTGGTGGTATAGTATATGATGGTGGTATAGTTAGAGCAAAAGGTCAAATGGGATATTGGGAGTCTACAGAGTTATATCCCAATGATCCTGTTAGATGGTGTGATTTATGTAGTAAACCAATAAGACATCATAAAATGCCTGATGAGCAAACTATGATAAACCAACCGGAAAATTATACTGCAAGAAGTTCTGCAGATAATAAAAGAATATATGTTCTTGGTGTAGAGTTTGGTAATATTGCATGGCCTGTTGACAATGATGGTTTACCTATTCCTAATATTGTAGGTTATGAGATATTAACAGGAGACAGAACTGGATCAGAATCTATTGTATCAAAAGGTCTGATAAGGAACATGCAAAAATACAGAATACCTGATAATGAAAGTAAGTCTGGTAAAACATCAGAATCACAAAGTGTAGAATCAGCTTTAGGAGTTCAAGGTTTATTTCCAAACTATCCTTATAATGATTTAGGAACAGATCCATATTTAAGTCAAACTGAAGTAGTAAAAGATAAAGATTTTGTTGGAATTAATGATTATTCTCATAAAATATTTACTTATCATTCTCCTGATACATCTTTTAATAGACCTTTTTTAGGAGCTCAGGAAATAAAACTATATGGACCAACAACTGGTTTTTCTCTTGGAAGATTTCAAACTTCTGAAGATCATCCTGGTCATAAGTTAATAAGAAATATTGGTGCTATTATAGCTCTTGTTATTGGGGCAGGTTATGCAATAATGGAAATGCGTGGCCGTAAGAAGCAGATAATGAGAAATGCTACAGCTCTTTCTATTGGTCAAAATCCAGGTCCTTATGCTGATACAACATTTGATACAGAAGATAAATATGATCTTAACACTTCAAGTAGTTCTCTTAATCTTGGTCCTTTTGGTGGAGCTATTGGAGGCTCATCTACTTCTGGTGTTGTAGATACTACTGGTGAAACAACAGAAGACGTAGCAACAGATGGATCAGGAAATGCATTAGATGGTGCAGCTCCTGGTGCAGCTGCAGGTTCAGTTGCAGCAGATAATGCAGCAGCAAATGCACAAGCAATGGAAGATGGACAATCAAATGTTGAACAATCAGATGGTATTAGCATACCTCCAGCTCCTAATGTAAGTGCAGAACAGTTTCAAAATGTTTCTACTACTGGTGTTGTTATACCTGGTACTACACAAGATACAACAGATGATGTAAATACTGCAATGAATCCTGTAATATCTTCTGCAATAAATGTTGATGGTAGTATACAAGCAGATCAAACAGCACAAGAAGAAGTTATTAAAAAAGTACCAGGTCATATTGGTCCTCAAAAACAAGTAGAATTTGAAGATAGTAGATATAAATCTTCACCTGGATTTATAGGTCAGGTATTTAAAATAATGTCATTTTTAAATTTAATGACTACAGGAGGTCAAGAAATTATTGACTTGATATATGAATTAATGAGTTTTCAAAATTATGCATTAAAATTTAACTCATATGGTTTATATGGAAATGAAGTACCAGTTGTTGGTAGATCAAGACATAGTTTAGTTCAAGCTAGATATTTAGCAAATAGTTTTCAAAACATGTCTGTAGGTGGTCAAAATTTTAGAATAAATAACTTACAAAGACCTAGAACTGTAGTAATTAATAGTGAAACTAATTTACCAAATTTATCAGTAGCTGCTGTTTTACCTAACAATCTTCAAGATAATAGTAAATTTATTTTAAGTCAAATAGGTGATGCTTGGGTATCTAGTAATTTTACTGCTCCTATATCAAGTAGAATTGCAGCTCACTATGTTGGTTTAAAAGTAGATAATCCTAATCAATATGGTAAACTAGATGGTATAAGGCAAGTTCCTTCAGGAAGACCTTTTATTCTTAAAAAAACAGATGAAGCTCTTACTGATGATGTAGCAGAAAAAATATATGAAACAGGAAAAATTAAAAAAGATGATACAACAGAAGTAATATTTGGAGGTGATTCTTATATTGCTAGATATAGTGAGAAAGTTATTATGCCTTTCTTTTGGGACTTTTTAATGGGCCAACCAGATGGTTACAACTTTAATTATTTTTATCATCAAAATGTACCTTATGTAAGATTTTGGTATAATAGTGATAGATATAATTTATCAGGTATAGTACAACCAATTACATCTTTATCATTTACTTGGGCTAATGATCCTTCTAATGCTGGTGTACCTTCTGCGTTACATAATTTAGATAGAAACCAACTTACTGATCTTAGTGAAGATAATACAGCAACTGAAGATGATCCATTTGGTGGTGCACCTGCTTTTGGTGGTGGAACTACATATGATGGTCCACCTGCTGGTGATGGTTTATTTACAATCAAACACCGTTACATGTACACTCATTGTAATGGTGCAAATGACTTTTTTGTAGAGACAAAAATAAATGTAGGTTATAGAGATTGGAGAGATGAATTAGGTAAGAGACATTATGATACAGATGAGTTTGCAGATCTAACAGAATTATTTCATGCAAAAATAATAAAGAATGGAAACTTTTTTAGATATGATAATTCACTACAAAAGGATCAAATGTTTACACAAAACATTTCTTATGGTTTTATACAGGATCCTACATATGATCCATTTATAGCAGAAGAATGCTGGGTTCATTATCCTAAGAGACTTATATATTCAAGGCAAGCAATGCTTGATGCTACACAAGACATGTGGAGAATTTTCTTGCCACAAGATTATGTAGATTTTAAAAATTCTATTAATACAATTAAACCTATTAATAAGACAGGAGCAATGATATTATTTCCACATTTAGCTCCAGTTATGTGGTCAGGTATAAATACTTTACAAGCTGGTCAAAGAGATATTATTTTAGGTGATGGAGGTCTATTTAATCAAAGACCTCAAAATGTAGTTAATGCTGATCTACCACATGAATATGGATCTTGTGAAAGTTCACGTAGTGCAATTAATACACCATCTGGTTTATATTTTATATCTCAGCAACAAGGTAAGATATTTCAATATACAAAAGGTTTAGTAAATATTGCTGAGCAAGGAATGAAGCAATGGTTTAATAAATATTTACCATCTAGACTATTAGCTGCATTTCCTGATATGGAAAATCACGTAGATGTTGATAATCCTATTGCAGGTGTAGGCTGTCAGTCTGTGTATGATCCTAATTATGATTTAGTATATTTTTGTAAAAAAGATTATGAAGTTATTAATGATGAGTGTTTAGAATATGATCCAGACACAGGAGTTGTTGTAAATGAAACAGAATGTTATGATGTAGAACCTATCTTATCATGTCCACCTGATTATGAATTAATAGATGGTGAATGTTGTATAGATATAGTTAGAGATCCTATTTGGACTTGTACTACTGTAAATTCAACACAAGAAGATCTTACTGTTATAAATCCTAATTTTGAAATTGATGAACAACCTCCTGGTCAGATAGGTACATTATCAGTAGCTTCAGGTCTTACTCCTGGTCCATGGGTCCAATGTAAAAGGGGTCCTGGAGTTGGTAATTATAATCCAAGTGGTTTGGGTACAGGTAATTCAGTTATTGATGCTCCTCCTTGCTTTCCGACCGCTACGCCAACCAATCAGCAAACACCAGATACATTACCTTTTGAAGATTGTAGTATTGGATTTCCTTTACCGGGTGACTCTGGATGGCTGCCAGCTTATCAAGGTAAAACTTATATTGGGATGACAATCCAAACAAATGGGATTGGACAGGTTACTACTTGGGGTCCTAATTATAATACATGGCAAGAAGGAGTATCACAAGAATTAAGTAGTCCAATGACAGTTGGGACTACTTATCAAATGACTTTAGCTCTTACTCAGGGGTGGGAAGACCAAACACCTGATATAGTTGTTAGTATATGGGGAGGATCAGATCAATGTCCTTGTGAAGATAATGGACCTATGTCTTCTACTTATCTAGGATATGATAATAATACTCATAATAGTGAAATATTATGGACATCACCTGCATTGACACAATCTCCTCCACAATGGACTCTATATACTGCAACATTTACACCTACAAGTCCACATTCTCATATACATTTTAGAGTAGGAAGACTTAGCGGTGGTCTCCATATGACACTTCCTTCTACTACTACTAATGGTTATGTGTATATGGATGGTATAAGTACAATACAATCTACAACTGAAGTTCGTAAAACTTGTGAATGTCCTGAAGGAACTGATATGTATTGGACTGGCACAGATACACCAGCTACTGAAGAGGATTGTATAAACTGTATTAGCGGTGGATATAATGTTGATGAACCGTGTGTTTTTGCAGGATGTGTAGAATGTAGATTTGCAGAATGTATTCCGCCAGATGAAGAAGATGTGGTAACACCTATTGATTTAGATAATGAAGAATTTTTTAAGGATATATCTTGGACGGTAAGTTATGATCCTAAAATAAAAGCTTGGGTATCTTTCCATGACTGGCATCCAGAACTTACATTTCCAAGTTTAAATCATTTTTTAACTACAAAAACAAAACAGTTAGAAGTTCCATATTGTCCACCTCCATACATATATAACCCAGAAACAGGGATGTGTGAAAATTATGAGTGTCCTGAAGGTTCAGTATATCAAGATGGTCAGTGTTGTACAGAAGATAGACAGGATGTTGATACTATACGTTGTGATGAACATGATAATGATTGGCCTGTAGATCCATCAGAAGCTATAACTTCTTTAGAAAGTGTTAGAACGCGGCTTATAAATAATCAAAAATTAGATTTACTTACAAGATCAGATAATAGTAAATTAACTAAGGCTATAAATATAACACGTGATGAAAATGACATGGTATATATTAAAATGGATCAATCTTTATATTCAAATATAAAAGATTTAAGACCTATTAAATTTAATATAGACCTACCTTTCTTGGATAATAAAACATTGTCTTTATCATATGAATATGCTAATAATAAAAAGAGAGGTCTTAAGTTACTTAGAAATACAGAAGATGGTATTATAGAAGAAAAATATGTACCAAAAGTACGTACATATAAATTAGTTGACAAAGAATATTCAGGGTTTTTAATGTTCTTAGAATCAAAAGACATACTGTATGGAATACTAAAAAAAGATGATAAAGTATATGAGTTTATACATTTAGAAGGTGATACTTATGGTATATATGATACACAAAAATCAATACATGACATGCCTTCTTTTGAATGTGCTAATGATAAGGATGCTGTTAATGGTGTTATGGCTGCAGTTAAAAGTCAAAGATCTGGAAACTTAAGAATGAATGATGAGTTTTGTATTAATCTTGGTGTAGATGTAGATTATTTTACATATTTAGATTTTGATCAAAATACATTTGCTGTTGCAGATTGGATTCAAACTATTATTGATTATACAAATGATGTATATTCAAATGATTTAAATTGTACAGTAGAAGTAACTGTTTTACATATTTGGGAACAAACAATTTATGATGTAGCTGGTTCGACAACAGCTGGTGGAGTTATTACAGACTATGGTGATTTTGCAGAGTATAATTTTATTGCAGAAGGATTTTATGCTGGTCCACCTCATTGCGCAGATTATAATGTACAATGTCTTATAAATTGGAATGGTATTCCAGAATTAGCTGCAGAGTTAGTACCTGGGTTAAATTCAGTTGATATGCTTCATATGATAACTAGGAAACAAATAGGAGGTGGTATAGCTCATGGTATAGGGGGTTATTGTGAATTAGAAAATAATATGGTTGATAATGAATTTATGTCAGGTGGTGCTAAATCAGTTGCAGTAAGTGGTAGTTTAATTCCACAGTTTCCTTCATTTGAATATGGGCAAGAAATAACAGGGGACAATATGGGTGGTTGGATATATCAAGCAGTAATTGTACCTCACGAAATGGGTCATGTTGTAGGTGCTTATCATTCACATAATTGCTTTGCATATAATGCTGATCCAACTTATAATTATGCAGGAGGCGCTTTAGATAATTGTGTAATCACTGGTGAATCAGGACCTTGTAATGCTGGTAATGGAGTTTGTCCTCCAGATAATAATACAACATTTTATAATACTAATTTAGGCTTTGGTACATTAATGAGTTATTGTCATGTTGGTAATGGTTGTAATGGTGATGTTGCTGTTCAATTACAGTTCCATCCAGTTGTAAAAGAACAAAGAATAATACCTTTATTAGAAGATCATGCTACTCCAGAGTGTTCTGCGTGTGTACCACCTCTTGGAGGATGTACTGATCCACTAGCAGAAAATTATAATCCTAATGCCACGTTTGATGATGGTTCATGTACGTATAGAGAAATTTGTGGATGTAAATGTGATACTGGATATACAATGGTTTATGCTGGTACTACTAATCCAATACCTGAAGCAATATGTATTCAGTATGGTGGAACAAATACTGAATGTATATTAGTTGATTGTGAAGAATCACCATATGAACCTTTTCCACCTTCATATGAATTAGGGGGTATTTGGAGACATAATGATAGATGTGATTTATATACAAACTATTATAATGAACAATATGGTTGGGAAATAGAATTTGTAGAATCACAAGGTCAAGTTGTAAATACATTAAGAAATGTAGAATATGAAATGGAAGCTTGGTTATATAAAACTCCTGAAGATACTAATGGTAATCCTTTAGAAGGTTATTCAAGTTGTGAAAATAAATATCATGAATTAGATTTTAACTTTAATAAAGCTATTATTTATAATACAGAACAAGTATCAGGTTTATTAAATTTAGTTTTAGCACAAAAAAATAATGCTTGGTTTAATAATCAATTTCCAAATACAAATGGTGCAGTTTATAATATACTGTATAAAAAAGAAGAGCAGAAGTTTAGATTTAATCAATTTTGGGATACAACAAGAAATAGAGGTGAGATAGTATTTCCAAATGGTGACTTTGATAGTAATATATTTACAGTTAAGGAACCAATATGGCATACTGAATTAGATGGATATACAAGACAACTTAATCCACAAAATTTAAATTACTTTAAAGATCCATTAGAAAGAAAAAAGTTCAGACATTATTGGAACAAAATATTATTAAGAAGAGAGCCGCTATCAATGATAGGACCTGCTGGCCCAATGTTAGAACCAGAAACAAGGAACATGATATTTAAAGTAGAAAACTCAAATATTAATTTATCATTTAGGTAATGAAATTTAGTAAAGACGGATATAAGAAAAATAGTGAGGATAATCAAAAACCTTTTTTATTTATACAAGGGGGTGAAGATGGTACATCTATAACTATGGAAGATGTTACAATTCCTGTAATGGGTATTGATAACTTAGGTTACAGTGAATTAATGACACCAGGCGGTGAATATAAATTTCCTGGTAGTACTGTTTTAGAGCTTCCATTAAATAAAAAAGCATATGGTGGCCCAGGAGGTATGACTACTGTTCTAAGAAATAGATTATATGATAGGAAGAGAGATAAGCAGTTTGCTGAAGAAGGAACAGAAGTAAGACCTACACCTATGATGCCAACACCTCCTATTATGGGTCCATATCAAGAATCTACTTTAACAGAGGATGAAATACAAATGATTACCAATTGGGTTAGTGAACTTAAAAAAGAAGAGGAAAGAAAAAATAAAGATGTTGTTTCTTCAGATAATTTATCAGAAGATTTTGAAGCTATTGATAATGATTTAAATAATAGTGCTAATACTCAAGAAAATGAAACTAATATTTTAGATGCTAAAATAAAAAAAGATTTAGATCTTATAAAGAATGCTCCATCTAATTTAAAAAGTCATACTGACTTATTAAGTACAGATCTTCCTGATTATAATGCAGGTAGTGATTTATATTTTGAAATAGATAGTACAGGAGGTTTAGGTCAGACTTTAAATATAACTGATAAATATGATAAGTTAAAAAATAAAACAGCATTAGATTTAGAAATAGAAATAGAAAAATCTAGAGATCCAATTTCAGGTACAGATGTTTCTGAACTTAGTGATATAGTTGTTAAATCAAATGTACAAGAAAGATTACATCTTGATAATTTAACTAAGAATTTACAAATAAAAGAAAGAAAGAAAGCAAATGCTACAATAGATGATTTAGAAAAACAATATTATCAACAATATGTATCTAGTGATTACTCATTAGCAGATGCTGAGTCTGTAAGAAAAGTACAACAAGATGTTGTTGATGCTGGGTTAGGGCATTTACTAGGTAAGTTTGGCCCTAACAAAGATGGTATAGATGGTAAGTATGGACCTAAAACTAAAAATGCTGTAAGGCAAATGCTTGCAAATCAAATAAATTCATTGGGTACTGATTATAACTTTACAGAATTTTGGAACCCTGTAGAAGATGGTTATATATTTAATAATAGTCAACAATGTACCTCTGAAGGTTGTGCTGATATGGTTATTAAAGATTTTCAAAATTCTGGAGTAGATGTAGAAAAAATTGGTATTTCAGGAAACAATGCTTGGAATATGTATGATGCTTTGACTCATAATAATGGTATAAGTAAATATAACATTTTTGAAAATATGGAATCTCCAGCTAGTGTGGAGGATGTACGTAATAAAATGCATAATGCCATTAAAGAAGATCCAATATATGTTGGACCTAGAAAAGAAGATATTCAATCTCCACTTGAAAAAGGTGATGTTGTAGGTATATTTTTTCCTAACTCAACTTATCAAGAAGTAGCTATTAATGAGGCTGGTGGACTTGGTGCTAGAGAAGGTTCTAATCCTACTTATAATAGTCATGTTGGTTATGTTATTGGACATGATGTAGATGGCACACCTTTAATAAAACATTCTTTTGTTCCTGATAATCCTGAAACAGAAGTAGTAGAAGGTAGATCTGTAATTACACGTGCTGATGAACTAAAAGTAGCAGGAGTTGATAGTTATATTACTTGGGCTGTAGAACCAGCTAAATTTCAGTTAAATAAAACATTTGATAGATCTAATATTGAACCTGTTATTGAACAAGATGAAATGGATCTTATGACAGATGAGTATCTTAAAAATTTAGAATTAAAGATAGAAAGGGAAATTACTGATCCTAATCATAAAGAAATGATAAAATTTCAATATGAAACTATAACTAATTCAATAGGAACTATTGCTGACGAACTTGGTATAGTTGCACCTTATGATATTATTAGAGATGTACAATTAGGTATTCAAAATGTAGAAACAGGAATAGGAGGTACAAGTGTTAAGAATCAAAAGTTTATAGATATGCGTGGTGGTAAGGCTTCAATTGAAGATATAGTTAAGCTTTATCAAGATGGAAAAATTACAGACAAAGATTTACTATTAAGTGGTGGTAATGAAGTAATTGATGTGGCTTTAAATAAAGGTATAATGGGTGGTGGCGGATTAAGTAAATTTAATTTTTTGTTTGGTAAAGATGATGATTATGAAACACCTTTTGAAGCTACAAATAAATTTAGAGAACCAGAGGATATATCAAGAGGTTTATATAATACTAAATTAAGTCAAGCAAGTCCTTTATATTTACACTATTATGGTTTAGATGAAAATAATATAGATAAAGTATATAATACGGATGGTAGTTTAAATAAAGAAAATGCTGAATCTGCAATAAATTTTCAAACAAGTAGGTTATTAAGAAACTATGATTTGTTTAATTCTTTTAAGCAAAGATTTAATAATAAGTTTCCAAATGATCCTATGACAGAAGAAGATGTTATAAATATGATGATAATGAGTCATAATCAAGGAACAGATATACTTTTAAATTTTACTCAAACAGGAAGAACACACGGTGCTAAAAATTCAGATGGAGATTATATACACACTCCTAAACAATGGGAAATAGAACAAGGTTTAGTTGATGGATCACCATGGGATGTAGAAGATTATTTATTTGAGCTAAGAAGAATGTATAGAGGAAATGTTAAAGATTATACTAGCACTGATTGGAAACATCTTGATTCTATTAATCCAGGTTTAGGTAAATGGTTTTATAATATAGATAGCCCAGATGGTCATGAATCATATATTAGTAAAGTTAAAAGATACGTGGATAACAAAAATGTTCCATGGACAGCTTATGAACTCAATGAATATCTTTCAGATCTTGAAAGTAAAAGAGATGAAATAATATCTTTATCAACAGATCAACAAGATGGTAGATTAACAGAACTTTTAAATGAACAAGAGTTTGTTAATATGTATATAGACAAAAAAAGACTTGAACAAGATTTACCAGAAGTTTTAAGTATGTCAACTGAGCGTCAATTAGAATTTGAGGCAAGAGAACAATATGCTAAAATAAATTCTATTACTGAGAATATAGATCAAGTTAGTGCAATATTAAATGATTTAAAAAGTCAAGATAAATTAAATGAAAATCTCCTTACAGTGGATAACCCAGAAGATGATGATGAAGCATTAGCATCAAGAAAAGAAGGAGGTGAAATTAATTCAGAAAAATTATTTCCTGAATGGGATGGCTTACAAAAAGATTTAGCAATGTATAGAGAGGGAAATGAAATATCAGATGAATCTAAAATGAAACTTGCAGATCTAGGGTTTGAACTTAAGCCACGTGATAAATATGAAAACTATCCAACTGATATGATAGTTAGTTTTATAGATCTAAAAAACTTTAAACCTGGTGGAGATATTACATTAGATAGACAAGTAGATATATATGAAGATTATATTAATGGTAGATTAAAAAGCAATAAAGCAACTAAGGTATATGATAAATTAAATAGATTTTATTATTATGCAGCAAAAGGTAAAGAAATGTCAATCTTAGATTACATGAAACACAAGTTGAAACAATCATAGCTATTAGATTATATGCTGATTATTTAGTATATTATAATATATAGTGCACTTTTTTTATGGGTTATAAAAACAAATACATATTAAACTATTTAAAAAACGGAGGTAGTCTACCAAAGTTTAATGGTGGTGGTATTCTTTCTGGTACAGATTTAGATTACTACGATCCTAATTTGGTAAAAAATAAGTTTCCAGATTATGATGATAGTGATAATGTATATACTAAAATGAATGATCCAAAAAACAAACCAGGTAATAAAGCTGAAATGATATTTACCAATTTACAAAAAGCTGTAAAAGATGGTAGAATAAAACAATCACAATATGATGCTATATATTCTTCTTGGCAAGAATTAGGACAACCTGACGTAAGAAATACTGGCTCATCATTAATGAGTGCACTAGCTACATTGGTTGGAGAAGGTCAAATGAGCAGTGATGGTAGAGATAGACCTTATACTTTACTAACACATCCTAATACTATTTGGGTTGATATGGATGCTGATCCTAATATGATTATAGATGATATGGCAGAAGAGTTTATGCATATAAATCAAGCTGATGAAAAAGGTTATCTTAAGTATGTTACACAAGGTGCTTTACTAGATGGAATTGCACAAAGACTTCCTGGTGCAGCTATTGGTGCTATATCAAGCATAACAGATTTTTTTGGTTTAGATTCTACTTCAGATTGGATTGATGAAAATATAGCACCTACATTTGATCCATATAATAAAACATGGACATTGGAAGGTGGTCATACTGTTGATGAGAATCCAAGCAATGAGTATTTAAAAAATCTTAAAGAAGAAATAAATAAAACTCCTGTGGTAGAAGAGAAAAAAGATTTTTCAGGAAAGAATCCTCATGAGTATGGTACAGATGATTATTATGATTGGAACAAAAGAAAAAGACAAAATATGTTATATGGTAAGAGATACGGGGGAGCTTTACCTATAGCACAAATGGGTGGTAAAGATTTTTTATTTAATTATACATCTGAAGGTTCTAGTTCTTCTGATAATACTTCTAATTTTGGACAACCTAATCTTAACTATATTGATCCAAAAGATGACTTAAGTTTTGGTGTAGATCCAATGGGTGGTTTAGGACATTCTTTACAAAATCTTGCAGCTAATATTAAAATACCAGCTGGTTTTGGTCAATCTCCTACTGTTGAAGATCCTCCAGCTCCTAATTCAGATCCTGATGGTGACGGTATACCTACAGGTATTGATGCAACTCCAGAAGGAGATAGTGGTTCTAACTTTAATCCTCAAGAAGCTAGTGATGGCTCTGGTGGTGGCTCTGGTGGTGGATCAGATGGTGGATCAGATGGTGGAGATAACTCAAATTCTAATGGTAATTCAGGAGGAGATGAAGTTGTTCCTGGTAGTGACAATGATATTGATAATGACGGTATACAAGATGATAAGGAAGCAGCAGATGGTAAAATTGTTTGTCAACAATGTAATCCTGATGGATCAGGCCCAATAAGTAAAATGTTTGATGGCCCAGAGTGTCCTGCAGGATTTGAACCTGAAAGTGATATTAATCCTTGTGACGGAATGAAAAAGCAAGAAGATCCTTCTGCAGAAACTGAAGATATTGAAAAAGTTAAACCGGGTTGGCATAGTCCTGATATTTATAGTATTCATCCTGGTTTAGATGAAACTGCATTAGGTGCATTAGCAGGATGGGTTCACGGTGCTGGTGTTGATTTTGGATTATGGGATCCAGGATTTAAAAGTGGTAAAGAAAAAGAAGAAATAGAAAAAGAAGTAGAAGAAAAAGAATTAGAAAAAGAATCTAAAAATAATGAACTTAGTGATTTAGAAAATGTAGATGAAAATAATGAAGAAGAAAATTTAGAAGATAGTTCACAAGATGTAGATGAAAATGAAGTTATAGATGATGGAGAAGGTTCATTTAGTGAAGTATTTGCTAAAAAGAGAGAAGAGCTTGGTCCTGGTAAAACATTTACTTGGAATGGTAAATCATATACAACTTGGTATGAAGGTGAAGAGGAAGCTAGCACAGGTAATGGAGATGGTAATGGAGATGGTGATGGAAATGGTGATAGCGTAACACCTTCAGAAAATTTACAAAACTATAACCAAGAAATGGAAGAGTTATGGAATGATCCAAATGGAGATTCTGTATTTTGGAGTGATGAACAAAGAGCAGAACATAAAAGCAGACATTTTAATGAAGATGGTACGCCTAAAACACAAGAACAAAAAGATGCTGAGGCAAAGCAAAGAGAAGAAGAATCTAAAAGTAAAATGTACTTTGATGAAGATACTGGTGAATACTATACTAATCATCCAAACATGTATGATGAAAATGATCAGTTATTGCCTCAATACCAAATGTTAGGTGGAGGTATACCAAAGTTTCAACCTGGAGGCGGAATACTATCTGGTCAAAGTGTAAAATATTCTTCAAATCCAAATAAAGCAAAAGAGTTAGATAAAGATGGTGATGGAATAATTGGTGTTGATGAATCTTTTAAACTATCTGAGGAAGATATGAAATTAAAAAAAGATGATGAGCAAACATGGTTAGAGTGGGCTGAGTCAGGATCACCTTTAAGAGAAGTAGGTTACCGTTCATTATCTAATTTTATAGATTTACTTACTATACCAGGTAAAGTTGTAGCAGAAACAACAGAAGCTATTACTGGAAAAGGTGATGGAGAATTTAATATTTTAGATGCTTTACCTTCAATGGAAGGAGAGTTTGGATTTAAAACTGCTGCAGGTAATCCATCAAAAACATTTTCATCAGTTGTTAATCCAGAAGGAAGTTTTATAGCAAATTTAGGATTAGATATTTTAACAGATCCTTTGACGTGGACAGGTGTTGGTGCAGCTTCTAAAGTAAACAAATTAGATGATTTAGCAAATATTACTTCAAAAGCAACTGTATTAGGAGATGATATAACAAAAACTGTTGTAACAGCATCATCAGATGATGTTTCAAATATATCAACTAAATTACCAAATAAACCAAAAGTTGTATCTGCTGACGCTCAAAAGTACTCAGAAGAATTTTTATCTAAACAACCTAATTTTAAATCTGAAAGTCCTTACTTAGGAGGTCTTGATTTTGAAAAGCTACCTGATAAGTATAAAAAAATATTAGAGGATCAACGTGCTATAAATAGAACTGCTGTTAATAAAGAATATTCAACGGCTATAAATGATATAAGTAGTCCAGAGGGTATAAAAAGATTAAGTGATGATTTAACAGAACTATTAGTTAAAGGAGATAAAAAATCAGGTTGGGGAGGTTATTATCCTAATGCTAGTCTAATTCCAGATGGCATGGTAGATGATGCAGTAAATAATTATTTAGAGTCTTTAAAGAAAATAAAAGTAACAAGCAAACAAAAGAAAAGTGCTGGTTCAGCATGGTGGGAATTAGGACAGGATACACAATATATAGATGAAGCTTATGGACCATTTGGAATGTTTACAAAACAAAAAGAAATTACTGTACCTTTTTCTCAACCTAGGATAAATGTAAATCCAGATGTACATCCAACATCTTTAAAGTTATTAATAAATCATGAAATAGGACATCTTAATCAAGCTCTTCCTGCATTTTTAGATATGAAAAAATTTGATCCTAATAGATTTAAGAGTCTAAAAGCAATGAGTGATGAGCTTATGCAAACACCTCGTATGGATGAATTTGGAAGATTAAAATTAGATGATGATTGGAACTTTGCACAAGCAATTCAAAGTCTTGGTAATAGAAATCCTACTTGGAATAATGCAGGATATAGAGCTGAAAGTGCAATTGATAGAAGATTGCTTGATGATTTAGAGTTGGATTATAATATTGGAGCAAGACAGGGTAATCCTAATATAGAAGATATGTTTGGGCCAGCAAGTGCATCTCCAACAGCTGATGTAAGAAATATGTATCAAACAGCTCCTTTTGGTTCTTACAAGTATTTTAGAGAAGGATCAGGAAGAGGAAAAGAAGCAGCTGCTTATCTATCAGAAATTAGATCTGATATGCTGCAAAGAGGTTTAATTAAAAATAGATATGATGAAATAACTCCAGAGATGATGAGAAACTATAGCAGAATTTATGATAGTCAAAGAGGCTTTACAGCATCAGCTCCTAATCCATATTTTCAAGATGTAAGGTTAATGAATCTTATGAGACCTGAGTTTCAATTTAGATCTACGGATGAGTATATGAAAAATTTAAGTGTTCTATCTAAAAACTTAAATAAATTACCTGTTGCATTACCTTTTACTTTACCTTTGTTAAGTTTAGATAAAGAACAAGATGGTACAGAGTTACGTAAAGCACAAAGTGGTATTGATAAGTCAGACTATAGTGAACAGATAAGATTAATGGAAATGCAAAACAGTCCTGATAATCCTGTTATATCTAATTCTGTAGTAAATAGCAATAACCTTAAAGAAGAAAATTTATTTAAGGGAATGCAATTACCTATAATTATGGGATCAGAAGGTTCTTTAGATAATATTAACTTTGATAATACAGCTGCTAATAATACTAGTTTAAATGAATCACAAAATGTTACTGGTAGTGGGGATATATTTGGTGGATCTGGTGATGTTGATTTTGATCATTCAAATAGAAAAGAGCAATTTAGAGAGTTTACTGATCTATTTAGAAGAAAAGGAAATAAAAAAGCTTTAAAGAATCAAGAAGTTATTGAACCTAATAATGAGAGTGAAATACCATTTTTAGGTGCAGGGCCTTTTGATATTGTAGCAGAAAATGCAGGATTAGAATCTGACTTTAGTAGTATACCTTCTAGCCAAAGCACTAATGATATGAGTTTTAATTTAGGAGATATAGAAGATCCTTTAGCAGATGATGATGGAATAATGGAAGAGGAAGAAGAAATAACTATATTAGATACTAATCAAAATAATAATCAGAACAATAATCAAAATAATAATCAAAATATTAATCAGATTGATAATCAAGGTGGTGATCAAGGTGGTGATCAAGAGCAAGGAAATCCTTTTAATACAGGAACAGGTGATGATGATCAAGTAGACTCTAGTTTTCCTGATGCGGATGGTGATGGTATACCTGATACAATAGATGCAGATAGTGCAGCAGAACCTGAAGAAGCTACCGTAGAAGGATGCCCTTGTGAAGATGGAACAATGAAACCTGAATGTTGTGAAGAGGAGGAAGAAGAAGAAACTCAAGAAGAAGAGGAGGAAGAAAAGAAAAAGAAAGATGATGATGTACATAGAAATCCTTTTAGAGCTCTTGTACAAGCTGGACAGAAAGGTAAGTTTATAGCAAGACAACGTGCTGATAGAAAGTTTCAACAAGCACGTGTAAATAGAACAACATCAGATGCTTTATATGGTGATGATGCTACATATGCTACTAATCAAGGTGTAGGTAGACCTGATGGAAATGTAACAGAGTTTTATGGAAAGTATGGTGTAGAAGTTGATGATGATGTATTAGGTGAATTAATTGCTGCAGGTGCGGATATAGAAATTTTATAATTATGACAGAAGTAAATTTAAATACAGAAAAAATAGTAGTAGTTCAAATGATTGGTTTACCAGAAAATGAAACTATTTTAAATTATGTTGATCAAGTAGATAGAGATAAAGTTACAATATATAGAACTCTTGGAGGTAAAGTGCAAGGATATTTAGTAAGACAAGATGCTATAGATGAATTAGAAAATAATGGAGTGCAGGTTATATTACCTAGAGAGTATTATCAGATAGTGGAAAACGGAACAAGTTAAATAATTATAATTATGGCTAAAATAAATTTAAAGAAAGGTTTACCAAAAGGTTTTAAAATGGAAGGCAATAAGATTGTTAAAGATACTAGATTTGCTCATGGTGGTAATACTGGTATTAGTACAGGTCAACAACGTGGCTATTCCATGGTTACTAATCCTTTTGGGTATGATGCAATAGATGAGTCATCTTATGATTCTCCATATAATAAAGTTAATACTTCTATAAAATCTGTTCCTAGATCCCAGGCTAATATAGAAGCAGAAGGTGGAGAAACAATACTTACAGATACTAATAATGATGGTGTATTTGAATTTTATGACATAGTTGGTAAAAGACACCATAAGGGTGGTGTACCTTTAGATGTTCCAGAACAATCATTTGTTTTTTCTGATACAGGTAAAATGAAATTGAATAAAGGTGAGATGGAAGAGATGAATATTCAATCTGATAAAAAATTAACACCTGCTAAAATATCTAAAAACTATAAACTAAATGAACATATAGCAACTCTTGATAATCCTTTGTCTGATAAAATATCAATAGATACTGCAGAATATATGTTAGATAAAAATAAAAAGAAGCTTTCTCAATTAGCTTTTTTACAAGAAGCAAAAAAAGGTTTTGAAGAAGGTGTACCTTTAGCTTCATATCCTTACTTAAAGGATAAAGGTATTGATCCTATTCAGTATTCAGCTGAGATACAAAATATATCTGAGCAAGAGGCAGCTGCTCAAGACATTGCACAAAGACCTGTTGATCAACGAGAGATGATAGAAAAGTTATCACAGTTTATACAGCAAGCTGAAACTCAACAACCACAAATGGAACAAGGTCCAAATCAAATGGGAGCTCCAAGTGAAATGCAAGATCCAAATATGATGGCGCAAGGAATGCCACCTCAAGGTCAAATGGCTCCTCCTGCAATGGGGCAAGATCCTTTTGCTCAAAATCCTTTACAATCATTTATGCCTGGGCAACCATTACCACAAGCACAAGAAGGATTTTCAGAAGAGCAAATTGCTGATCTTAAAGCTAAAGGTATTGAATGGAATGCAGAAACAAGCTCATGGAATGCACCTGCAGGAAACTATAATGAAGGTCAAGCAGCAGCTTTAGCAAATCAAGTTAAACAAGGTAATACAGTTCTTACAACGCAAGGTCTTGGAGATGTTGGTATTGGAGATCAAAAAGGTAGACAAACTAAACAAACTGATGAGTTTGGTAATGTTTATTACTTACAAGGTGAAGGTCAATTTGATAAAGAAGATTTTTGGAGTAGACAAGGTACGCTTATTGAAGGTATTAAAGATCCAGAAGGTAATCAGGTATATACAAAAGATAACTTTGATATGTACAATAAAGATCATATTGGTGCTTTTCAAAAAGAAAAAAATGCATACTTAGATAGATTATCTGAATCAGATGCTGATATAAAAGCTAAATATACTGTAGATGGTGTATTTGATAAAGATGCTTATTATAATGATTATCATGGATATTTTGGTGAAGCAGGAAAAACTTATACTGCACAAGATAATATGCTTGGTGAGTATACTTATAGTGATCCAGGAATAATAGCTGCAGAACAAACTTTAACACCAGAAGTAGTTATTAATGAACCTATTGAAGAGATAGAAGCACCAGAAGTTCCAGACTTTGAACCAGATATGGAAATGCCTGAGCCAGAGTTTTGGATACAAGATCAATTAAAAATGATGAATTTGATGGGAGCTAAAATGAATCTACAAAAACGTAGACCATGGGAGGCAACTAATCAAGCATATACATTAGATAAGCAAGTTGTTGATCCACGAGGTGAGATACAAGATGTGCAAGAGCAAGCTAGAATGGCTGGTGATACAACTGCATGGGCAGGATCAAAAAGGAATATGGCTGCTAAGTTAAGAGCTCAGGGTGTGGCTGGTAAACAGATATCACAAATAATGGATAAGTCTAATGAGGCTAATTTAAAGGCAGCTATACAAACTGGTAATATGAATGCTACTATTCAAAATCAAGTTAATCAAAAAAATAATGCAATACATTCTAGATTACATGATAAGAATATAGCAGTAGAACAAAATTTTGATAATGCTATGGCGGAGTTAAATACTTTGTTAACAGATCAGTTAGCTAATTCATATACTAATATGGCAAATACATATAATATGAATACGCTATATCCTCAGTTTAATATTGATCCTAGTACAGGAGGTATGATTACAGATACTAATTTACAAAAGTTGTATCCTAAACCTCAAGTACCAGAGCAAAGTAAAACAGATAGATTTATTGCTAGCATGGATGAATTAAAAAAGAGAGGTATAGATCCAGAAAAAATGCCAGCAGGTACTATAAATCAACTTGCAGGATTATCAGCTGAAGATGCAGATGCTGATGCTGCAAATCAAAACCCTTATGCACAAGCAAGTCCTTTTGCTAATACAATTGGTAATATTGGATATGGAGCACAGCAAAGTAAATTTGGAACGGAGAAGGCTAGAAAAAGATTTAGAATAGCTAGAAAAGGAGCAGAATTAAGAAAATGGTTCTCACCTTTACAGGGAAAATTTGCAAATTAAACTTAAAAAGTGTATTATGATAAATATGACAAACTATAAAAATTTAGTATCTTAGTATTATGGCAACTTACTTACCAGGGATTAAACAATATATACCTCAGCTAAAGACATTTACGCCTGATTATAAATTTTTGCAAGATGTTTTACAAAAGAGACAAGATAGGTATACTACAAACTATAATGAATTAAATGATTTATATGGTAAAGTAGTGTATGCTGATTTGTCTAGAAAGGATAATCAACAAGTTAGAGATCAATACGCAAATCAATTAACTGAAAAGTTAGAACAAGTAAGCGGTACAGATCTTTCTTTACAAGGTAATGTAGATGCTGCTAAAGCATTGTTTAGACCTTTTTATGAAGATAAGCATATAGTAAAAGATATATTATTTACTAAGACTTATCAAGATCAACAAAGATATGCACAATCTTTAATGAACTCTCCAGATCCTAAAGTAAGAAAAAAATATTGGGACTATGGTATGGAAGGTTTACAAATGGATATGGAAAAGTTTCAAAATTCTAAAAGAGAAGAAACATTAAATTTAGCAAATCCTACATATGTTGAAAATGTAGATTTAGTTAATAGAGGGATTGAAGCTTTAAAAGAATCAGATATGTCAATTACAAAAACTACTCCTGTAGGTAATTGGCTTGTAACAGTTAAGAATGGACCAAACTTAACTAGTCAAGTAGTTGGATATGAAGAAGGTCCAGATGGCAAACCTGATAAATCTAAACCTATTACTAATTCACCTGCTATGGATTATTTACAGCAGACATTATTAGAAGATCCTTTAGTTATTAGAGCTTATGCATTAAAAGCAAAAGTTGATGGTAATAGATTTGGTAAAGCAAATGCTGATAAGTTTGGTAGTTATGATGCTGCTGTAAAAGAATGGGCTAAAGCTACATTAGATAAATACAAAAAACAAGATGAAAAACTTTTAACTAAAGTTCAAGCTGATTTGGTTGGAGCAACTGCAGACAATAATTCTTGGGAAAGGTATAAACAAAAAATGGGTATAGTACCTGGCAGTAAACAAGAAGAGCAATTATTAAGAAAGCAATACAACAAAAGGCTTCTTAATCAAACAATGAATATGAAAGTTAAAAATCATAAAGAACTTTCACAACCATCTACTAATTTACAGAACTATTTAAATTTAGCATACAAAGCACAGATGATGGGTGAACTAGGAGGTGATATGGCTTCAGCTGCTATAGCTTATAGTAATATAGATTATGAAGAAACTTTTGAAGCTAATCCTTTTATTGTTAAGCAGCATGAGCATTTATATAGAATGAAAGAGAAAAAATATGCTCATGACCTTGCTATGATAAAACAAGCTGATAAGTATGCAAGAGAAGCTATTCTTAAAGATCAAGAAGAACAGAAAGCAAAAAATGGTGATGGTGTAATATTTGGTGAAAATGGAGTTACATATGGTGAAGATGACATGAGTGTAGAACTATCACAAATGAACTGGTTTGATCAACAAATGGAAACTAAGAAGGGGGCTTATGATAAACTAAACAAAATGAATGTTGATTTTATCAAGACAATGTATGATGGTTCACAAAGTTTTTCTGATATAGTAAGAGATGGTAATCCTCCTGGTATGATTACTTATAATAAAGCAATTACAGATGACTTTGGTAACATATTAAGAAATGAGGAAGTAACTGGTAACTTTGAACAGTTTGCTCAAGATATGATGAAGTTTGAAAACAAAACTGAATTAGACAGAATATACCAGCATGCATATAAATTATATAATGCAGTAGATGAAGCCAATGATGGTACTAGTGTAAGAGCTAATGCTGACCGTTTATTAGATCCTCAATTTCAAAAGTCAGCTAATCAGCAAATAAGAGCTATTGATGCGTTTAAACAAAGAATGAATGTTGCAGATGAAACTCTTAACTCATCTGTTTATCAACAATACAGATTACTTACAGATGCAGAAGATCAAACAAATCAAGTTGGTGGTAATAAAGGTGGTTATGCTGGTAAATTTAAAGAGAAAGGTATAGGCTCAAGAGATAGTTGGCATTTGTTTGGAAGAGGGGAAGGTGTTTTACAAGAAGCCTGGGGTATGCATCCTATAGTATTACCAGACAAAATGGTTGATGAGATGATGAATGGTATGTTATATAATGACATAAAAGGAAACTATAAGTATGATAAGTACAAAGATGGTAAAGATTTAGTAATGTTATCAGAAGATCAATATGTACAATCATTTATTAATTCTGTAGCTGGTCAACTTGATAAAGTAAAAACTGTTTCTGATAATCCAGATAACTATAATCTATGGGGATTTAAAGAGCAGAAGTCAGATTTAATGTCTAATACTAATCCACAATTTTTAGATTGGGATAGTCAAAAGAGTTATGGACAAAGAGGGCAACCTACTATATTAGGAAAGTTTTGGGATTATGATAGTAAAAAAGGATGGTCATTTGATAAAGAAGCTGCAGATTATTATGCTAGAGAGTATTACAGACAACAAAAAGGTTGGATGAGTGATAGAATGACAGCTGCAAATACAGGTGAAGGAGGTATGCCTACTGGTAACTATTATGCATTATTAAATGGTTTACCAGGAGGAGATACTGCAGGTGATGCAACCTTTAGAGGTAACTATGGTTTTTCTTATGATCATAAAACAAATCAAAGTGAAGCATCTCAATTAGCACTGCAAGAGTTAAACAATATGGTGCGTATAAATAATATGACAGATGATCTTTATACTTTTGATATAGGTAAGAAAGGTACAGATTTACCATTTGGAGAACCATTTAAAGGTGATGATGATCAAGGAAAGAATTTAGGTAAATGGCAAAAGAATGGTGCTAAAGATATAGAGTTTTCACAATTGGTGTTTGATTATATGGTGCAAGAAATGGGTAGGCAAAATAAAACACAAGGTGCTCCGCAAGTTGACATAACACGTAGAGAAAATGTAATTGATGGTGGTGGCGAATGGGGTAGTTATGAAATGACACTTGGACGTGATTTTGCAAATAATTTTATAAAAGGTAGAAAGGAAGAATTAAAGCAAGAATATAAAGAACAAATGCAAGCATTTATAAATGATCCATCTATTACTTATTACTTTAAAAGAGAAGTTGATGGATCTCCATATAAAACATCTGAAATAGAATATTCTGATATTAAGATGTTAATTGATGTAGATGGTGTTTACCATGATACTTATGATAAAGCTGGTAATTATAGTATAACTAGAAATAATTATGGACAATATGAAATTATTAGTAACCAGTTAAGGTTTGATAATCAAACTGGTACATTAGTTCCAGGTCCTACAATAAATAAAGTATTAGATCCTAAGACTATGAATTTAGATATGGTTGTTCAAAACATGGATATTTATTTTGAAACTATACATAAACATAATTTAGCCAATGAAGTTAAATATAATAAAGCTAATGGTATAATACCTGAAGTATAAAAACCTGAACATGGCAGAAGAAAATGTTAATATAAATAATGAAGAGTTAACAAATTCTAATTTGGATTTAAAAGACTCTGATCCAGTTGTTAATCCGACTAGTACACAGGAGCCAATAAATCCATTATTGAATTTACCTAATGATGCTATTGTAAATAATCAGCCTGTTATAAATTCTGCTGATTTACCTACTGCAACAAGAGAAGCAAAAGATTTTACACTACCTAATTTAGATGTTCCATCTACAACAGATTATGCATATCCGCAGCTTACTCAATCTTCTTTACAAGATGCTATAAGCGAGATGGAAACAGATGGTTATTTTCAAAATGCTTATGGTACAGGTCAAATAACTCCTGCAACACTACAAGCTATACAAGAAGTTGAAGCTCCTATAAATCAATATCTTTATTCAGATTATGCAAATACAAGTAGCCCTAGACCTAGTAGAGGTTATATAGATGATGATCCATATGGTCAAATGACTGGAGATTATGATTATGATTCTGATCTAGGTTTAGCTCAAGGTTTTGAAAATGCATTGTATCAAAGTATTTTAGATACTCCAAAAGAAAAGGCTCCAGGTCTTAAACCTCCTGTTGTATTTGGGGCAAGAGCTTATAATCTAGATAGATATATGGCTCATCCTAAATTTAGTGATTTAGGTTTTCATCCTTTTAGAGATAATGAAGAATATTATAATGATGGAAGAACTACTAGATTTCAAAATGGTAGAAGAACATTTAATGCATTTTGGGATATGTTTTTTACTTCTGCAGGTGGTAACTATAGATCTGCAAAAGACGTAGCTGGTGGAGACTTTTTAGGAAGTGACATGATAGGTGCTCAATCTATGGAAGATGCTATGAGAATTGCTTCTTCTACAAGAGGTGGTTTAGGCGGTTGGATAAATGACTTTATGTTAAACTCAGCATATACATTTGGAACAATAGCAAGTATAGTAGCAGAAGAAGCAGCATTAGCTGCAGCTTTATATGGAACTAAATCACCTGCTGTTGCTAAGACAGCTGCAGTTAGAACTGGTGTTAATCTTAGGAGATTAATGAAAGCTTTACCTGCAATGTTTGATATGAGAAAAGCTGCTGCTGCATCACAAAAGATATTAAATCAAATGAAGAACATCAATCTAGCAAAAGATTGGCGTAAAGCAGCAATGCTAACTGGAACAGGTGCTATCAATGGCTTTAAAAGGGTTGGTGGTTTTTTAGCTCCACAAACATCATTGGCAATGAAGAGATGGGCTACTGCAGCAAATACTGGAGAAAATATTTCATCATTAGCTAAAGGTGCAGATCACGTTGCAGCATTTTATAGAGATCTTAGAATGATAAATCTTGCACTTGCTGAAGGTAAGATGGAAGGTGGTATGGTAGAGATGAGAGTTAGAGAGGATTTATATAATGCATTTGAAGAGAAGTATGGTGTAGCACCTACAGAAGATCAAATGAATTTTATAAATAATCAAGCTGTTACTGCTGCTGCAAATACTACATTATTTAATACTCCAGTTATATTTGCTTCTAATGCTATTGTATTAAGAAATATGTTTGGTGGCTTTAGACCATTGAATGAGTTATTAGAAGAAACAGCACAGGGTGCAGGTAGAAGAATATATAGAAATCCTAACTTTAAACCTGGTAAAAAAGTTTTAAACAAAGAGGGTAAAGAAATAGGAGAAGATGCTTGGTTTTATTCTGATAGCTTTTTTGGCCACATGAATCAACTGCGTAAGATGGGATTCAAAAAGGGTTGGGGTAAACATTTAGGTGCTGCTGCATTAAGATATACAGGAGCAAACTGGATGGAAGGTTTTCAAGAAGTGTATCAAGAAGCTGTTGCTGCTGGTATGGAACAGTATTATGCAGGTATGTATGAAGATCCTATTGCAACTGGTTTAGATATAACAGCAGCTGGTATTTTAGAACCACAAATAGGTGGTAAAGCAGCAATAAGAGATGCTGCAATGAAAGGTATAAGTTCACAAATGAGTGGGCAAGGGGCTAGTGTTTTTATGTCTGGTTTTTTAATGGGGGGATTATTGGGACCTACTACAAAGTTTTTATTTCAAGGTATACCTAATGGATTTAAATACATTACTGACCGTGATGCATATAAACAATATCAAGCTGATAAGAAACAATATATACAAGATGTTGTAAAAACATTAAATGATATTTATGCTGATCCTGAGTTTTATACTAATCCTACAAAGTTAAATGCTATTATACAAAAGCAATTAAGCCATAGGATGGCAACTTCTACTATAGCAAATGATACTCAAGAGTTTCAAGATGCAAGACATCAATCAATGTATAATGATATATACACTGCTATTAGTTTAGGGAAGTTTAAAGATATGAAAGAATATTTTCAAGACTTTGCTAAAATGTCTGATGAAGATATTAAAGGTGCTTTTGCTGATTCTAAAAAATCTCCAGAGAAAATTAGACAAGGGTTTGAAAAAGGTATAAAAAAGTTAGAAGAGGTTAAAGAGCAGTATGATAAATTTGATGATAAATATAGAAATCCTTTTGATCCAAGTAAATATAAAAAGGGAACAAGAGTTTATCAAGAAGAAGTTATAAGACAAAACGCATATCATCAAGCTAAGATGCTTTTATTATTCCAAAAGGATGCTATGAAAGATGCAACTACGAGAATGAATCAAATTCAAAATGAGTTGATATCTGGAAATGGAGCTCTTGCAAATGTTAAACATAATGATATTTTTGTTTTAACAAGTAGGAAAAGAATGACATCTGAAATAGATAGACTTTCAAAGTTAATAGAGTTTACTAAGGCTGATACACCTGAATTAAAAGCACAAAAAGAAGGGTATAAAAAAAGATTAAAACATTTAGAAGATATTTATAAAGTTTTATTTGATCCTAAAAATCAAGTTAGATCTGCAGGAGCAATGAAAGATTTTGTACTTCAAGATGAAAATGGAAAACCTATATTAGGTGAAGATGGTAATCCTATAAAGATAAAAGATCCAAACTCTCCAACAGGATTTAGACAAGTACCAGAAAATCAAAGAGATTTTATATTAGGTGGATATAATAAGCGTCCTGCTTATATGGCAAAACTTAAAGTACCCGTATTATCCTATTTAAGATTTTTAGCTGAACAAAATAATGAGACTTTAGAAAATGATAACATAGATGATACTTTAAAAAAGTTAGTTGACTATGGACACTTAGGAAGTAGAGTTGGAGATTATTATATGGCTACAGAGATTTTATCTGATCCTAATACATTATTAATGACATCTTATAAGATTGCTGAAGTAATGAATAAGCAATATAATAGATATAAGAATTCTCACTATAGAAGAGTAAAGCAATTTGTAAGTACACAAGAAAGACATGAGTTTTTAAAAGATTTAGCTAGAATAGGTGTATATCCAGATCCAGAACAAGTAAAAAACTTTTTATCTAAAAAGCAAGAAGATCTTACTATAGATGATATTCCAGATATGTTCTATACTGAAGAGGGTTTAATTACAATGGAAGAAGATCCTGCAATGTTTGCAGAAGTAAGACAGATTGTTAAAAAGATGGAGCTAATTATAGAACCAGAACAAAAACCTAAAAAAGAAGATACACAGAAAGAAGAAACTGATCCTGAAAAACAAGTTGTTAATGTAAATCCAATCAATACTGAAACACCAGAAGAAGAAAAAGAGGTTAAAGAAACTCTTGTTAAGCTTGATGAATTTAAAAAAAATGATAAAGGAACTAAAATAATTTTAGATAGAGAATGGGAAAAAGTAAGACAACAGAAGTTTAGAGAAACAGGAGAGTTTCCAACTGAAAGTGATAAGAAACAATGGTTAGCCGATGGTAGTAAACAAGGGGGTTTAAGATATTTAGATGCTAGATGGAGAGCATTTAAATTATATGAAAGCTCTCCTATGGAAGAGAAGCTTGGACCAGATAAAAAATTATTAAGTTTTGATGAATGGTTAGAACAAAATATTAGAGACAATAGAATTGCTAGAGACATATCATCTAAATTAGGCTTAGGTGTTTATGATATACTTCCTAGAATAGTAACAGATCAAAAAACAAAATTAAACAACCTAGAAATAGATGGAGCTAAAATTATAAAAGCTTTTCCAAATCTTAATATGTATATTGTTGAGGTTCCAGGTAGACTTAATGAAGATGGTCCTGATGCAATAAAGAACTACCAACTTGTAGATATAGATAATAACTTTATAACAAGAAAGTATTCTGCAATAAGAATGCAACATCCTGATTTAAACTGGCGTGCTTCTTATCCTAATGCTGCTGAAGCTATTTCTGCTGCAAAAGATATAGCAAAGGTATTACCTAGTTCTGAGGTTTTTAACTTTGATAATCAAGAATATAAGACTGGTGATATTGTTGTTGATACTAATGGCAACAGGTGGTATATAGCATCTAATATAGCACAGGTTGATTCTGATGGTTATATTACTATAAAGGCAGTTGATTCAAAGAAAAGCAATAACAATAAGTTATTTAGTAAAATATTACCGGGAGATTGGGTAAATAAAAAATGGAAAAAAGAAAATATAAAAGAGGATAGATGGGATTTTGATTTGATTGAAGGTAACATATCAAAGTTATCTAGAACAGAACCTTTAAACTTTTTTACTAATCCTAACTACAATAGGAAGATGCTTACAAAAAAGCAACTTCAAAAAATGTTAAATAAGCTATCAGCAAAAGATAAAGCTAAATTAAAAGTTCAAGTTAGTCTTAATCCTGCTTATGCTTCAGATAGTAAATTGAAGATAGAAGAGCGTGTTAATGCTTTTGCTAGATCAACAAACCAAACAGACATTAAAACTAATAAGTTATTAAAAAAGGCTGAACCAAAATATATTATTAGAATGGTTATGCCTGATGGTAGCTTTATACAATTGCAAGGAATAGATACTAAATTTGTAGATCCTAATAATGAAAAGGTTGAAATCACTCCTTTATCAATGAGTAGAGATCAATACTTAAAATATTTTTATCCACCTAAACCAACAACTAATCAATCATTAGATGAAGCATATTTAGATACATTAAGAAGTTACGCAGCAACACAATTAATATATCAAGCTTTAGGTGATGCAATGGCATTTCTTAAACCAACTGATTCACAAATAACTTTAAATTTATTTGATAAAGAAAAGTTAGCTAAACAAGTTGAAAGTCAATATAGAGATCCAGAAGGTAATCTTAAGAAAGATCAGCTATCTTTAAATTTATTAAAAAGACTTAATAAAATTCAAGGTATACTACGTCCTGGTGGAATGGATTGGTATAAACCAAATGGTGAAAAGTATGAAACTCCTTTTGATAAGCTTGAACAAAAGTATATAACTGAGATTAATGGAGAGGGTAAGTATTATATTATTGATAATAATAAAGGCACTGTAATACATAATTTTGATTTAACTGTACCAGAAGAAAAAACTGCGCTTACTGAGTTTCAACAATCATTTCAAAAAAGTAAATATAAAAATGCTTTAGATAATTTAGGAAGGTATGTTCTTGTTATTCAACAAGCTAATGGTATAATAAGTTTAGCTGAATTAAAAGCAAGTGAGCTTGTTTATGAGGATCAAGAATCTATATTAGCTGATCTTATAGCTTTACAACAAAAGACAAATAAATCACAAAAAGAAGGTGGTAATATTAAATATGTAAAGGGTAAAAAGACTGCAGTAGATCCATCATTTAATTTTAGAGAAAATGATAACTTAAATAGTAGATTTTATATTTCTGGAAAAAGTGGTGATATACTTAATATAAATGTAGGACCACTAGGAGGTATAATAGTAAAATATACAAGAGATAAAGGTCTTGATACAGAAAGAACTGACATAGTTAGTATTACAGAAGAGCAATTAAAAGAAAGTAAGATAACTTATTTTTCAGACTTTTTAAGTCTTGTTAATAGTAAATGGAGTGAGAAACAGCAGAAAAAACAAGAGCAAGACAAAGATTATAAACCATTACAATTAATAGATGAAAAAGGTTTAACCACAGATAAGTTTCGTACTGGTATACCAATGTATGCAGATGAAACTATAGTAGACAAAACAGTTGCTAAGATTTCTCCAGATTTAAGAAAACCTTCACTTGGTTTAAATTGGAGTGATATAGAAGGTTTAGATTTACTTATACAACAAGCACAAGAAATAAATGAACCTAATAATGTAGACCAATCTGATAATCAAAGACAAGAGGTAGAGCAAGATACAGTTCTTATTGATGCTGCATATGTTGATAAATATACAGACAAATGGCAGACAGTACCTAAACGAGATCTAGAACTACTAGCTGCAAAAGGTGGTGCAAATCCTGCAGATAATTTAACTGATTTAGAAAAAATTGTTTATGATAATACAGGAATAGCTCAAAAAATAAAAGATGGTGAAATTGTTATAACAGAGCAGTTTAACATTAACAATGATACTATAACGCAAACTGAAGGAGATGCTTTACAGATTGAAGATAAAATACAACGTAAGACATCTGAGATTAATAACTATAAAAGAAATAAATCTCAACAGATAGCAGATGATATACAAAAGAAAAGTACTTATACAGATGTAAATGGTACATCAATTAATCTTGATGGTATGGATCAAGCAAGTAAGTCTTTGTTGATGGTTAATGAGTTAAATGCATTTGAGCAAAGAGGTGATGCTACATTAAATAATTTACAAGCAGAGTTAAATGAATTAAAGAAAGAAGCTAAAAGAGTTGCAAAAGATGATCCACAATTTTCTGTTGTAGATCCTAAACAGTTAGATGAAAAACAAGTAGAAGATATAGATAAATTTATATCATTTATAAAGAGAGTTTTTCCTCCTGGTGTAATAACTGTATCAGATATAAATGATTTAAAGGCTAGTTTAAAAAATAATGGAGTAACATTAGGAGCTTTTGTTATGTCATTAGAACAGTTAGCTGGTGGTATAAAACAGTATCAAGGAAAAATATATACATCTGAAACTTCTCCTGATAAGTATCATGAAGCTTTTCATGCAGTATTTAGATTGTTATTACCTGATGCACAAATAACAGAACTATTAAATATTGCAAGGAGAGATGTTAGAAAAGAACTTAGACAACAAGGTATAAGTTTGAAAGAAGCTTTAGCTAAGTTTCAATTAAAGTCTCCTATATATGCACAATTAAAAGGTAAAGAGTTAGAAGAAAGATTTTATGAAGAGTGGTTAGCTGATAAGTTTGAAGACTTTAAGATGAATCCTGGAGCTACTAAAGTACCTTCTGTAGCTAAAAGTTTTTTCCAAAAGATTATAGACTTTATAGTAGAGTTATTTACTAGAGCTGACAGAAATCAATTAGTAAATATATTTGAAGACATTGATGCTGGTAAGTTTAGCACTACTCCTGGTGTTAACAGTAATACTTTTACAAGAAGGTTGGATCAAAAATTAGCTAGAGGAGAAGGTGTTGCATTTGATCAGGGTGTTAGTGTATCAGATGATATAACTTTTAGTATACAATTAAAAACAGGAGAGGTAGCATTATATGAAAATTATTATGATGATCAAAAACAAGGATGGAAAAAAAGACTAGTTGATAAAGATGTTTATATGAATGCTGCTGATGTTAATACATTAATCAATAACATAGGTGCTTTATATTTAGATAGATTTATGAGAGTTAAGGGTGAGTTTTTTCCACCTGCAATGATTAGAGCAACAGTTACAGATTATATAGAGATGTATAATCCTAGAAGAAAGTTTTATGCAGATGATCCTAATGTAGCAAACTATGTAGTAAAACTTAATACAAAGTATAATAGTTTATTGCAAAACCAGTCTGAGATAGAAGATGGTGTTACTAAGTATTTAGAGCTGTTTGATATGAAGATTAACATGGAAGATCTTGATATTAATGCTGATTATCAAAATGAATATGATGATTTATTTGATCAAAATGGAATACCAAAAGAAGGTAATTGGGAAGCAGAACCCCAAGGTATTGGAGGTTTTAGATCTTTAAGTAAAGCATTGCGTATATTTATTGCAACAACAACTTTACCTGATACAGATTCATTTCAAAATCCTAATGAGATACCAACTAATATTTACATAAATGATGATATGCAAGAAAGGCATATGGTTAGTGTTAACTATGTAGATGCTTATAATGGGTTATTAAGAGCTGTTAAGAATTCTAAGAGTGAAATGGAGATGTTGCAAAAAATGGTAATGTTTAAAGATACTAGCACTCATGCTGCTGCTGTTATAGATAAGTTCTTTAGAAAGATGGGTATAGCTGATCCTCAAGCATTATTACAAGAAGAAGCTGATTTTCCAATAGCAGAAGTTGAGGCTACTGATCCAGTATTTTTTAACCAAGTAATAAAAGGATTAAATCAATATGTGGTAGACTATCTGTTTATAGAAAAGTCTGGTAAAGGAAGTGACACACAACAAGGTACAATAAGCATATATGAAGCTAATACTAAAGATGACGCTCATGAGCAAATTAAAAGATGGCAAAATGTTTATTTAACTAAAGCTCAAAACTTAAGAGATCCTTTAAATTCAAAAGATAGAATTGAAGCTGCTACAGTTATTAATGAATTTAAAAGTTATTTAAGCACAACTAGAAAAGCTATTAATGATAATGATACCTACTCTAATGGAGAAGTATCAAAGATTGGTGTTGATACTATTTCAAAAAATTTATCATTAGATATATTTAAACATACAGGTATAAAGCTTAGTGCTGGTTATATAAGATTTAGCATTATAAATAATATTAATGAAAACTTAATAAGAACAGGTTCAAATAAAAAATTATCTAACAAGCAAAGATTAATACTTGCTAGTAATGAAACGTCAGAGCCAATAACACTTGCAGATTTAGAAAACTTTGAAGGTTCTATAAGTAAAGGAGAAGATTTATTTGCTAGAATAAATAATGACACAGCAGACCAAATTACTGCTAAAGAAGATATACCTTTAAATAGAGCACAAAGAAAAGTGGTTAAACCAGAGAATGTAGGTATTGAAGCAAGATTAAAGAAGTTTGCAAGAGGTAATGCTTTATTTGATGAAACTGTTGGAACTACAGTATTTAGAGATCCAGAAGGTAATCTTATATACTCTCACCAAATGCCAACCTTTCATTTAGAAAAAGTTGCAGAATTAAATAGTGAAGAAAAAATAAATGGGTTATTAGAAGATGGATACTTGAGCAAGAATGCGTTATTAAATGACCCTAGGTTTTTAGCTTTATCTAGATCTGGTAATCTTAGAGTACTTAGATTATCAGGATCAAAAGAATCAGCAGTAAAGAAAGATGAGGTTAGTGGTAAGTTTTATGGTTCAGGTAAAGGTGCTGGTGTAACATATGGTGACTCAACACCATCTGATTTTATTTCTTCTTTGATTAATTTATATCTGCATGATTATAATCCTATAAATGGAAAGGTTTCTAAAAGAACTTATATAGATGAAAATAATGATGTTCAGGATTTTGTTACCGCACCTTCATTGTTAAGAGTAATTGAGGCTGCTAATACAGGAGACTTTGTTGCATTACCAGTACGTAAGACTGTTGAGTATAATGCTTCTGATAAAACATCTAAGATTACAGATGAAACATTAGAATACTTTATAGAAGAGTTAAGAACATCTTATGACACTATAAGACAAAATGTTGCAGAGCTAAATAACCCAAGTGATGCAAGTAGAACTAGTACAGTATATAACGGATATAATGATATTATTTCATTAGATGAAATCCAAGATTATGAATTAAAAGAAGATGGAACAAAAGATCTTACTAAGCCAATTGAAGATAAACAAAGAGGTTTTAAATTAGGATCTGCTGGTAGATATATTATTGTAGACAAACAACTTGAAGATGGAAGTATAGAAAAAAATAGATTAGTTCACGATAAATTACAAGACTTAGCTAGACAAGGTGACGTTTCATTTGACAATGCAATAAAACAAGTATTTAAAAACACTGATGTACTTAAAACTGCTATAGAGAGAAGATTAGAAGCTGATTTTACAGAGTTTAATGATATATTGTTTGATTTAGGTGTGTTAAATATAGCGGAAAAAGGAGGAGCTATAGAAGTGTCAATGATAAGTACTGGTTTTCAAAGTGGTTTAGTAGATGTTAATGGACAATCTACAGAAGATGTTAAAGCCTCAATGGTTGCTTTAAATCTTGAAAGCAATTTAAATCACAATTTAAAACAAGTATTTTTAAATGATCTTATAAATACAAGATCTATTAATCAAGTTTTATTAGGCAATCAAGCTATTAGTTTAAAAAATGCTATTGATGCTATTAAAAGAGCTAAAGGTCAAAATGGTGCAGGCCCTTCAGTTAAAAGTATAATAGGCTGGAAGAAGTATGGTATAAATGCATTTAGTGAGTTAGATGGATTCTTTCATGATGATCCTACACATTTATCAGAGTTTACAGTAGGCACAAAATTATTAGGTGAAGAAATAACAGAAGATACTATAAATCAAATTACAATGCAACCTGATAATGTAGCTAAAATACTTTCAGGAGAAAAAACTACTACATTAAGAAGAAAAAAATTTCCAAGTGGAGTGTATAATATTGGTGGACAATTATTTAGTTTATCTAATAGAGGAAACTTAACAGTAGAAGAAGCAGGTGGTGTAGAAGCTATAACTAAATCAGAAGCATTTGCAGAAACAGGTCCTAAATTTTCATCAACAAAAAAATGGCTTAAAGGAGAAGGAAAACTATATGTGTATGATATTGCACCTGTTAGTAAAACTATTACTGAAGCTGGTCAAGAAATAGATCCTAATGATACTCAAGACTCTATGGATGCCATGGTGCATATAACATTAAATGGCTTTAAGCATACTGAGTTTGGTATAGGACAATTAAATGAATCACAAGCAGATATGATTCAAACAATGGAGGGTGAGGGTGCTGCTGTTAACTATAGAGGTGGTAGAGATTCAACTAATAATGAATGGTTTGGTGATCCAAACTTTAATACTAGAGGGCAGAAGGATAGGGATGCTGCAATTAATTCTAGAAAGTATGTATATTTTGATGGTAAGACAATGGGTAAAATGTCTGTTGTAACATTAATACCTTCTTATACATCTTTAAGAAACCCTGATACTGGTGAATATGATAGACCAAGACCGGGTCATGAAAAGTTACATAACTTAAGAATAAAATTAGAAGCTCATGAAGCAAAGACTGGAAGAATAGCAATGTCATTTCCAAAGTCAGCTTCTAAGATGATGAATATGTTTTTAGCTAATGCTGAAACAGCTTTTGATAGTACACCAATAACCTCAGAGAATGGTACACAAAATTGGAGACCTAGAGTTTTAGATGCGAGTATGTTAAGGCTACAACAGGTTACACCTTCAGGAAAAACTGTAGTTGTAGATCCTAGACAAATAAAAATGCTCATAACCAGTGAGCAAAATTTAAATGCTGAGGTAACAATACCTTGGTTAAATGGAGGTAAGCCAACAAGAATAGGAGATGTTATATCTGAATATGACAAACTAGTTGGTGGTAGAATGGCAAGAAAGTTTGCAGATAAAAGAAACTTATTATTTGAGTTTAAAGAAAAGTTTGGAAAGCAGACATATGCAAGCATGCTATTGCGTAAAGTAGAAAAATTAAAAGCTGAAGATATAAATGTTGATATGACAACATTCTTAAAGTATGCTGTTGCTGGTTTAGAAGCAGGTAAAACAAAAGATCAATTAACTGCATTCTTTAAGCCAGATGCTAATGGTAAGGCAAGAAATTTAAATAATCCGCTTACATTTAAACAGTTTCAAACATTATACTTTTCATATTGGAAAGATGTATTAGGTGAAAGACAACCCGGTGTATCTTTAACACTAAGATCATCTGTTGGAACTAAACAACTTAAACGTGCTGGTAAAATTGATAAAGAAACAGGTCAGCCTATACCAGGACTAGCTAGTGTAATAACATATGCTGAGCAAGATCAAATGCAAAAAAATGGAGAGCTGTCTGCTATCCTTAACAATATGACAGATGATCAAAAACAATATGTAGATAAAACTGGTAATCAAGAGTTTTTACAAGAGAACGGTAGAGTTAATCCTATATATGACAGTAGAGATCAATTGTTTAGAAAAGGCTCTATAAAAGAAGGGGATTACTACTATGATGATTTAAGATATGATATAGATGAATATAAAGACGGAAAGAAAACAGGCCAAACTTATTCTGAGTTTATGATGCCACCTCACTTTCAATCTATATTGGAAAACTGGAAACCTGGTACACCAATACCTGATGCTATTGCTAAAGCTTTTGGTATACGTATTCCTACACAAGATAAGCATTCAGCTATTAATTTAAAAGTTGTAAACTTTATGCCTTTGGTTTTAGGATCACAAGGTATATTTCCAAGACAACTTATTGAAGTATCTGGAGCTGACTTTGATATTGATACATTATATACTCAAATTAAAGAGCACTTTGTACAAAAAAGAGTTATAAAAACTGCAGAACAAATAGAAGCAGAGTTTCAAGAGTGGGCAAGCACAGAGTCATATTCACCTGAAGTAGAGAGAGCTACAAACGGTGAGAGAACTACATTAAATAGAATGGAAACATTTGGAGAAAAGTTTGATGAACACAGAGCAAGAGCTGAGTTTGCTGCCATAGAAGAGAATAACTATCCTATAAAAGTAAGAAAGAAACAAGTTGTTACTGAAGCTACAGTGGATAAATCAAAGAGTCTATCAGATTTAAAAGATATGATAGATAGAAAAGAAACGCAAGTTGAGGTTCAATTTAAAGATTTGACTGAAGGTACAATAAAAGAATACGGAGATGCTAGTACAATAGAAGAAGAATATTCTCAGTATTTAAGATACATGTTAAAAGAAGCATCTACACCAGGTTCAGCTATGAGTTTGTCAATAGATAAATTTTTAGATAAGAATTTACAATACCTTAAAGGTGATGGTACTATTTCTAAAGAAGAGTTTAGAAAACAACAGTTTGATTTTGTTAAACAACAAAGAGATTTATTATCATTAGTAAATCAAAATTCTTTAGTATCAGAAATTAATGATTTATATAGTGTAAGTAAAATTTTAAATGCAGCATTAGAACAATTAAAGCTACCAACAACACTTAAAGAATATAAGGAATGGAAGACGGATCAGAATGGTAATGACAATGTTGGAGGTAATACACCATTTAGTGCACCATACAGCAATAAACTTTTAGATGTTAAGTTTGCAATGCTTGGTAATAATGGAATGAAAGATATTAAAAATGAGCCAGCTGTAACAACACCACTAGAAGAATATTTATCTGATATAGAAAAAGAACTACCTGAGTTTTATGAATTAATAAAAGAAGCGGGTGTTGATGTAGATAGCTTGTTTGGTAAAACTGTTTCATTCAAAGCCAATAAAGAAGGTGCAAGAAATATTGGAGGTGTGGTTGTAAAAAATAGTGCTGTTAGTTTCTTATCTCAACATAATGTAAGTTTAAGAGTTGTAAAAAAACCTAACGGTGAAGTAGTTGTTGATCATAGAATAGTGTTTAATGATCAAACATTCTCTGAGTTTAATCAAAATTTAACAACTAAAGGTGTAAGAACTCAATATGTTATATCAGCTTTAATTACTGCAATGACAGATAATGCTAAATTAAGATTAGCAGATAAACTTGGTTTAAATAGAAATGCGCTAGGTGTAGTAACCTCAATGATAGCATTAGGTATGGATACACGTACAGCACTTGATACAATTAATCAACCTCTTGTAAAAGAAATATATAAAGATGTTGCTGCAGGTGCACCTCTTAGTATAACTTTAGGACAGTATATAATGGATATGAGCTTAGCTATACAAGAGAAAAAAGAAAACTTAGCTTCAAGAACATCTCCAGAAGCAGCTGATAAAGCTGAAAAAGAGTTAATGATTAATTTAAAAACAAAAGGTTTAAGTCCTGAAAGCTTAAGAAAAAATCTAGAAGTATTTAGTAAAGCAGATAAAAAAATTAATTCACCTATACAACCTGAATTCTTAGAAACTTTAACTCTAGATGAGACTGTAAATGCTTATGGTGGTCTTATATTATTTTCTAAGGGTTACAATGTATCTAAATATATTGGTAACATGGCATCCTTAACAACATTGTTAGAAGGTTTTGGTAGAGACTTGACGGATCTAGAGGATAGAGATATTTCTTTTGGTAAGTTGGGTTTATTAGATGCTTTAGATAAAAATGCTCCTTTTGATATAAGACATTTAATACTAAACAAAAAAGATTTTGATGAGGCTAAGTTGCAGTATGGTTCAATACAGAAACAAAAAGAAACAATATTAAGCCATTATTATTATGCAAACAAAGAGTTTAAACAACTTTTACCTAAAGTATTCTTAGCCTATACAGCACCTTTTAATTTAATTAATAGACATATACTTAGGAATTATACAAATAGCTCTTTTGTTATGGATGGTGCAGAGTTACAAAAGATTAATACTGAGACAATTAGTTATTTAATGTTAAAGGCTTATCAGCATCAGTTGTCTAATGACGTAAGAATAGCAGGATCATTAAGTAATGGTATAATGTATGATCAGGTAGAAGGAAAAGAATTAACTAAATATGTTAAAGAATTAAAAGATATTCTTGAAAAGAAAAATAAAAGAAATAACTTTATTGATGATTTCTTGTATGTTATGGATACAAAAAATTCAGAAAATAAGAAAGGATATGTCAGAGGTATTTCTAATACATGGATTACAGTAGGAGAAATGCAGCAGATATTTAATCAAAATAGTTTCTTAGAATTATTTAGTGATGATGACACAAGACACTATGCTTATGATTTAATGCATTACTTATTAGTAAAAGATGGAATGCAGTGGCAAGTTGATACATTTATAGATTCTATACCTGTTCAAATTTTTGATGGTCCATTAGCAGCTGTAAATAAAGTACATGAAGTATTTGCTGAAATAAATAGTTATGAAGATTTACAAAATGCAGATGATAAAATAAAAAGTATTTTTGGTGTAGATTTTAAAACTTTAGTTACAGATATGGAATCATCTTTTATAGCATCAAGAGGTAATTATAGATTAGTTAAATTAAAAAAACCAAAAGCTAAAAATATTAAAGCACCTACTGCAATTAAAGACAATAGAATGGTTATTAATCTACTTGCTGGTGTTGCACCATTACAAGAGTATACTGATTTAGAAGGAGAAGTTGTTAGAAAAGTTAAGTCAGATCAAAAAATTAGTACTGATATATTAGAAGAAACAGGTGAAATTGCTGAAAAATTTAAAGCTAATATAAATTATATTTCTAATATGGGATTAAAATATAATCCTGCAAAAGTTGTAGAAAAATCAGGTGCAAGATCTGTAGTAAAAGAATATCCAATGTATGATTTTCCTATTATTGTAAAGAGGTCTATAAAAAGTTATAATCCGCAGTTAGGAAAAAACACATACAAAGAAAAGATATACTATTTAGAGAAAGTATATAATCCATTTTTAGAAAGTAACTCTAATGATCTTTATGATTTAGCTTCTAGTGATGCTAATGTATCTACAACAAGGGGTGTTAGAGCTGATTATGTAGAATTACAAAGTGGACTTTTAGGGACACCTGATCAGTTTGTACATGGTCATATGTTTGGTCCTCAAGTAGCTGAGAAAGATTTAAGAACAAATAAAAAATCTGTTAGCTCTAGTACACCAAATAATGAAATGTCTGAAGCTGAAAGAAAAAGCTATGAAGAATCTCTTAAGAAACAGGTAGAAGAAATGGATGCAAGAGAAAGATCACAATACAATCCAGACTCAATGCAGAAAATAAATATTACAGATGGTGGTCCAAATAATACTGATGTAAACGTTACTAACTCAGAAGGTAAAACAGATAATCCAGCAAATATGACTTTAGAACAAAAAGGATTTAGACAAGAAGGTACTAAGCAAGAAGAATATATTCCAGAAGCAGAAGAAGCAGATAGGTTAGCTAATGAAAAATTAGGAGAGCAGGCAGAAGAGAAAGGTGGTGGAGCAATCAACATCTTTGATGCTCTTAAAGATGATGAATCAACTACTATAAGTAATGAATTGAATGAAACTAAAAAAGGTAAGGTTGATTATTGGACAAAAGGTGCTAGAGTTATAGCTGAATGGTGGGATACATTAACAGAAAAACAAAAAATAAAAGTTGTTGAGAAAGGTAACTTTAAGTCAGGACATCAAAGTTTCTTTAAATTTTATGATGAGGTGTACAATGATTTAAAGGGTGGTCCGTTAGAAGGTTTAAATACAAAACAATCAGGTGAAGCAGTTGTAAAACAATTAACATGCTTACTTTAAAAACTAAAATATGAGTTGTTATAATAAAAATACAAATGAATATAAAGCATTAAGAGACGCTTTAAAGAGTGATATTGCTGTAGATGTAACTATAGATGCTTGGCAAAAGATGAATAATTCAGATATTATTCCTAGTGTAGATCAAGTAAATCTTATGAAAGAAAGAATGAATCAACAGTTTTCTCTTGAGACTAAGGAGTTTGCAGATATACTCATGGCAAATTTATCTAGATCTAAAATTATTAATAAATATAAAAATACTTATTGGGTTAATAGTAGTGCTAAAAAAGGGTTTGCTTGGGCTAAGTATGATGAAAGAGTTTTAAATGACAACATAAAAAGATTACAGTCAAGATTAAATATGTGGGGTATACCACAGAATGCTGTTACGTTTAAACAAGTTCAAAAATATAATAAAGAAGAAAATCAGTTTCAAACTTTGGTTACTGTTCAGTTTAACAGAAATGCAATTGGACCAAATGATTTACTATTAAAAGATAGAGATAAGGACATGACTCACATTGGTCCTATACTAGATCACCTAAAGTCTGTTTTTCCACAGGTTAAGGTAACGGTTATGGATGTTGCTAGTGCAAAGAATTTACATGATAGATTAACAGCAGGATATAAAAAAAGACCTGCATTTAAAGATGTAAAGAGTTTTTATTATAACGGACAAGCTGTATTAATAAAAGGTAGAGTTACATCTGAAACTGCAATAGAAGAAGTATTGCACCCTTTTATTAACCATCTTGCAGCTGATAAACCCCAGCTGTATGATAAATTAGCAAATGAAGCTGCAAGAAACTTTCCATTATTAACACAACAGATAAATGATGCTTATAGTGATAGAAGAGGTTTTAATAATGAAGACAGAAAATTAGAACTTGTAACACAATCATTAAGTAGACATTTTAAGAGAGAGTATGAATCTACTCCAACACAAAGTTGGAAAGACAGTGTAATGAATTTATTAAAGTGGCTTTCAGAATATATTAAAGATATATACAACTACATAACTAATGGTCAATTGACCTTATCACCAGGTATGATTAATGACAGAGCAACATTAACAGATATTGCTAAGCTGTTGAATACAGGTGATATGTCATTTAAGTTAAATCTTGATCCATCACTTAATACTAATAAGATACAATACAAACTAAGTGATGACAAACAAGCTCTTATAAATAAAATATTAAAGAAAGGTACAGCAGAACAAAAAGCTGTTGTAGCAAGATTGACAAATGATATTGTAAAAGATAGTAAAACATATGATGAGATATCAGCTAATCCTTTTGATCCAGATATTAAAACAGGTTTGGTATATATAAATTCTGAAACACATACTTATGCAGATGCTAAGGGTAGACCTTATGCTTCTACTACAGAAAAAATAAAAGGTAAGTTAGATTCAAACGAGTTTCAGTTTAATATAGATATAGGTAATGATTTTGATGCTGTATTAGAAGAGGTTGTCTTAGGTAAAACTTGGGAGCAGTCTAAAGATGTATATAATTATGATCGTATATCAGAAGAACAAATGAAATACATACACACAGGTTTAGCTGCTTATACTTCAGCATTAATAGCAGATGGCTCTATTCTTTTACCGCAAGTAATAGTAAGTGATCCTGATACTATGATTGCAGGAACAATTGATCTATTGCTTATAAGAAAGGATGGATCTGTTCAAGTTATAGATTTAAAGACTAGTAAGAATAGTGTTCTTAGACCTTATTATTTTGGTAAAGGTAAAGGTAGTTCAAAAAAAGCACAAGGATTATTTCCGGTGAAAGAAGGAAGTGTATTTTATGATCCTAATAAACCATACTATATGTCTACTGCTACTCAACACAGTATGCAAGTTAATGTATATAGAAGAATGTTGTATAACATGGGTTATACATTAGACTCTACCAGTGATGCAGATAATACACCATTTACAATACATTTAAAAGTAGATATAAAAGAAAAAGATGGTAAGAAAATATATATGGGATTTACATATGAAAAAATGCAACCCCATCCTATTAGTGCTAATAAAGAAAAAGTTGATAAGGTTGTTCCTTATAGTGTTGATGTAGAGGCAAAAAATAAACTTAAAGAAAAATTTAAAAAGGGATCTAATTATAGTTATGTAAATGATCCTGAGTTTACAGAAGCAGCTGAATCATTACCGGAGTCAGAATTAATACAAACAAGAACTTATGAGAATATTTATGATTCACTAACTGAGTTTGTTTCTAAGTTACTTACTAGAAGACAAGCAATTGAAAGGATGAAAAATTCTGCTAAGCTTATTAATAGTAAAGAAGAAGTTTTACAAAATATAGATTATACTATCTCTGCAATAAACACTGCATTAAGAAGTGGGCAGGCTGATATTGTTTTTACAGAGGTTTTACAAAAAACACTAGAAGATATAGAAGAGTTTGAAGCTTATATTAATGATGATGCAAATGCATCTAAACCAGAATACATATCTAAAATAAATAATTTTCAAGGTTTAGTTGATTCAATGAGAGGTTTAGCAGGATTAAAAGAAACAGAAGGTTTAAGTCCTAGACAAAATAAACTTATAGTTAAGCTACAAGGTAAACTAAACGATCTTAACGGTGTTACAACTGAAGGTGGTTCTTTGGTTAAGCCTGGTATAATTAGTGATAAAATAAATTTATATGTTGCCAAGTTAGTTCAAAATGAATCTAATAGAAATTTTACAATGGATGATCTAATAGGTGAGGATGGATTATTAAAGTTTGGAAAAGATATAGGTTATATTGCTAGCTATGGTATGGATCTAGCAACACAGTCTGATACTCTTTTACAGTTAATGGATAAGATATATAAAAGACAAAGGCAAATTTTATTTGATAAAGTAGATGAAAGGAACAGAGAAATAAGAAGGGTTACAACTAAACTTGCCTATCTATCTAAAGATAAAAATAAAATTGATTATTCTTTTATGTTGGTATATAAGAATGGAAATTTTACAGGCAGGTATGTGCAAAGAACTGGGGCTAATTATTATAATAAAATAGATGAACTAAGAGAACCTTTATATGATGAGGAAGGTGTATGGAAAGAGTATATATATAATGCAAACGGTAGATATACTGATACAGAGATAAAATATAATAAAGAATTGTTTGAAGCTAGAAAAGAATATAGAACATACTTGCAAGCAGAAAAATACAATGTAGATACAGGTCAGTTAGATAGTGGTGAGTTTCATGAATATGATCAAGAATATATAGATGCTAGAGATACGCATGAAGTTTTTGTACCATTTGCTAATGGAAAAGGTGGTAGATGGCAAAAGAAAGACACAATAACTGATCAAGAATATGAAAGATTTCTAGTAAAGTATAAAGAGGTTAAAGATTATAAGCAAGCTTTATATGATAACAATAATGAGTTTAGTGGTAGAGTTGAGCCTCAGTCAGACTTTTTTGTAAAGAGAAAGTATGTTAGGGTTAAGAATCAATCTACTAGTGGTGTTGATTTAGTTGATCCTAAGTATAGAGCTTTGATGATGAAAGATACAGCACAAATGACAGAGTTAGAAAAAGCTCAAAAAGAATTTTATGAAATGTATATTAAGTTTTTTGAGAATGATCTTCTTAAAAAATTACCTCCAGGTATAATGGATGCTATGCAAGGAAGAGTGCCTGTTATAAGAGATACAATGACTAGTTCTTTAAAGCAACAAGGTTCTATTTTTACAAAGCTTTATGGTAAAATGAAGAACAATTTGAGTCAGTGGTGGCACAATACAGCTGCAGTAAAAAGAGTTTTGACTGATGAAAATGGTGAAATAATTAACACTATGCCTATACACATGGTAGGTAAACCACGAACACAAAAGGCAGTTGATGATTTAGAAGCTAAAATAGCAGAGTTAGATAGAGAGTTTAATCAAGAACAAAATGTAACTCCTGCAAAGCAAAAAAAATATGATGATAGAAAACAGGAGCTTGAACAATCATTAAGAGTATTGTTAGGGCAGCCAGAGGCATATGAGATAAGTCAAGACATAGGAGATAGTTTATTAAGATTTTCTATGATGGCAGAGCATTATGAAACAATGGATGCTGTTGGTGATACATTAAATGCAATGTTAAAAGTTATAGAGGGAAGACAATATCAAAAAGCTTCTGGTCAAAAACTAGTTTCAAGAGTTGGTGGTGTATTAAAAAAAGTTGGTATAAAAAGTAAAACTGGATTAGATGAACCTAGAATTGTATCAAGAGCTAGGAGGTGGATGAAAATGGTTTACTATGATAATGATCAAGAAATAAAAGGTAAGTTTGATAAACTTGCTGATGGACTTCTTAATTTAACATCTTTAACATATGTAGGTTTTAACCCTTTTGGTAACTTTAATAACTACATGGTTGGTAGATTAAGTAATGCTATTGAGGTAGTGGGTGGTAGATATTTTGAACCTGCTGCTTACCGTAGGGCTATGATAGAATTTAACAAAAGAGCAGTGCCAGATATGATCAAAAGAGCCGGTGAAAAATCTGCTTTGGCTGATAGAATCAGAATGGGTAAAGCAAGTATAGAAGACTATAAAGCTACTAGTAAGTATGAGTCTATGGTAGAATTTTTTAGAATGATGGATGCAAAGTCTGATATACGTGAGGCAACTAGATCACAAACAGGTAAAGAGTCAGGATTTAAAAAGGTATTAGAATGGGGTTATTTATTACAAGATGCTGCTGAATATAATGTTCAAACTAAAACTGGAACAGCTATTCTTATGTCATTAATGGTAAAGAATGATCAAGGAGATACAATGTCTTTGTATGATGCATTAGAGTTTAATACAGAGACAGGAGAGTCTACAATTGCAGAAGGTTATAATAAAGTTCAAAAGGTTTTTTCTAATAGAACACCTGATATACAAAATGAAGCAGACTGGGTTGATTGGAATCAAAAGTCAAGATTTGATATAAGAAATTATATTAGAGAAGTTAATAAAATAATTCATGGTAACTATGCGTATGAAGATAGAACAGTTTTACAAAGCAATGCTGTTGGTAGATTAGTGATGCAGTTTCACAAATGGATCATACCAACATACAGTGCGAGACTAAGGTATACATATTATGATGAAAACTTAGGGTGGGTTCAAGGTAGATATTGGACTGCTATTGAGTTTTTTAAATATTTTGCTAAGAACTTAAAAGACTTTGGAAATATAACAACAAACTTTAAAGAATCCCAAGGTGAAAAAGGTCAAATGAAAATAGACAATTTAAAAAGAAATTTAGCAGAAGCAGGTGTAATAGGTATGTCATTTCTTGTCAGATTAATAATGCTTAGTCTTATTGATGATGAAGATGAAGACAAAGCACTTTGGAGAAAACAAGCAGAAAATATTATCCTGTATCAACTAGATAGACAACGAAGAGAATTCAGTCAGTTTATAAATGTTGGTGACTTTTTAGAAATGACAAAGTCTCCTTATGCAGCACATAGGGCAGCAGAAAATATATACAAAGCAATAACGCTAACAGGTAGTACATTTACACAGGGTGTTGTTCCTATGATATGGGGAGGTGGTTTATTGTCTGAAGACTTTATGAATAATGCTGATCTTGTATATCAAAGAACAAACAGAAAAGGCCAGCTTAAAGTAAAGAAAGCATGGTTAAATGTTATACCAGCTCTTTATACATTAGAAAAACTTAGAAAGTATGAAACAATGAGAGACTTCTATATTAAATAGTTTAAAGTTTTCTTAACAGTTCTTTAACGTTAGCTTAATATTAGATTTGTATATTATTTATATGAGGATAAATGTTACTAACTATATATACGTAATGATAATTATTACTGCTTTTGCTTTGGGTCTTGTACTTTAAAAGGACAATGCCTGCAGCCACTACCGCAACAATACCCCCTTTTACGGTGGTATGATGCGGTAAAGACTATTTTTCCTTTTTCATAATAGAATAGCTTATTTGACTTCACAAGATCCTCCAGCACATGCTAGCTCTCCAGTTAGATTAGTCTCATCATCTTGTTCAACTATTTTAGATAGATCAATATCCATTAATGATTTAACCATTTCATTATACTTCTTTTTAGTAATGTCTTCAAATGGGGCTTGAGTATAAGTACCACCATCATATGGAAGCACAGCTAGACCATTATAGTGATCTCTATTTTTCCACATCCAATCACCTGCTAGTTCCCAGTCTTCATCTTTTAAACTAATAGTAGCAGAAACATTGTGACTATTGGATCCTGTCCTATGACCAGGCTTTACCCATTCAGTTGCAACTTTCTTTACTCTTTCTAATAATTGAAAAGCAGATTCAGTTCTTAAGATAGATCCTTCTGGTGCTTTTTGAGGTATGCTTATTACAGCAGTATCATGACTACGGAAGACACAGTCTTCTACAAGATCAGGATGGTTCTTA